GCCACCATTTGTTTGTCAGTTAATCCATTGTATTTTGCAAGTGACCCTTGAAGGTTTTTCAAAAATGAGTTTTGACCTTTGTAGTTCTTAACTCTGTCTAAAGTGATAGTGGTAGTTGTCATATTTTTATCGTTTTGTGAATACAAAGATAAGGAAGTTATTTTAATCTACCAAATAAAAAAATCCCTCATTTCTGAGGGATTTTTTTCTTATTTCTTTAACTTTGATACAAGTTTTAGAACATACGGTCCAACGACCGCACCTACAACAACACCTAATAAAAAATGCCATTGTAATAAAAATTCTAAATTTTCCATTTAAATTTTGTTTAATTTTGTTTATAGGATTATAACTGATAATGCAAAGACAAGCCAACTTGACTTGAATGTTTACCATCCTTTACTGTCCTGAGAATTGATTGCTCGAGACACCACTTCTTGTTTAACATTACTCCAACGGAAGGAACATAAGTAAAGTCCCCTTTTTGACCATTGTGAAATGTTACACCGCCATCAAGACCTACATGTAGACTCTTTATTAGGTGTTTACGATATCCAATAAGAACTGGTATCTGAACGAAACCTGCCTTATTTTGCATGAAACCTAATGAGAAGTTCACTTTATTTTTTGAGAACTTAACACTTTGACCCCAAGCCTTGGAATCCAAATCAACTTTTCCTGCAAGAGGTGCATATAATGTTGGTCCCACGGATAGATCCCATCCTGTTTTGTGGTGTTGTCCAAACGTTACAATAGAACACGCAATCGCTAGAAATAACAAAAACTGTTTTTTCATTTTTTTTTAATTTAATGATTTATAAATAAAAATCCCATTCTTAAACACTCTTGTGAGCATCAGATGGGATTGGTATTTCTGTATTATAAATATCCAATAAAACAAATAACCCCCACTTTTGAGGGTGAGGGTTGTTCTGAAATTGTATCATTTATAAGGTTTTCCCTTCAGGGTTGTCCATAAATGACATAATAAATTTTAATATTTTTTTCCTATTTTGGGTGATTTTAGTTTTGGATGAATGCTTTATCAGCCCAAGTTTTAGTTCCAACCAACGCCCACAAACTCATATCACACATGTCAGGGAAAGATTGTCTCATAGCTCCAACGGTCATCACCTCAAGGAATCCACGGTCAATTGAATGCCATTTACCACCTTTGGTTGTTAGTACATTAAACCAATGTCCACTCTCACCTTTCATTTGAACATTAACAAGAGAGTTCTTACTCCAAGAAGACACAACTTCATAAGGAAATGAAGTCCAATCAGAGATGTTAATGAATCCTGCTTGACATTTTGCAGCTACACGGAATTCGTATTGTTTCTCTACATCTTTGATATGGTTGGAAACCATAACAGAGATTCTCTTGTTCTTTACTGTGGTGTCAAAAGATCCGTAGAATACGTCTCCTGCCATTGTGCCTGTAGTTACTTTGATTGCTGGGATTGTAGGTGTGTTTGTCTTTGTCATATGTGGTTGTTTTTTGTGAATACAAAGATAAGGAACTATTATTTAACCACCAAAATTATTTTTCATACCCAAAAATATCAAATTGGTGTTCACATAAGTTATATACAATTTCTTTCATATCTGAATCATAAAATGACTCCCATTCATCAATTTCTTTTCCTGAAATTGTCATATCATCAAGTTGTTTTTCAGTCAAAACATCATAAATAAATGGAAGTTTTTTAATATCCTCACCAAAATGTTCTAATCTTATAACATAATCTGGTTGTTTTTGAAGTTGGGGATTTTTTATAATATTAATAATACCTGTCTCATCATTTTTTATGTTATGTATATAATCTTTAAATGTTCCTTTATTAGCAAAGTTTTTGTATAATGAAAGTGCTCTTGAATATGGATTTCTGGTATTACAAATTACTTTATACTCACTATATTTTCTGTCTTGGTAATAAAGATGGGTATAATTCCGAAAATATGTATCATCAATATTTTTATTAAATGAATTTTGATTAATATCTTTAAATTTGAATCCGTAAAAACAAAGAATTCTTGCAACCCCTCTTGAACCAGTTCTTTCTGGCCCATACCAGAGGTATTTGTATTTTTCAGAAACATTAAATCCTGGTAATCCTGTTGACATTATTTTTCACAAATATTTGGTTGATAGCATCCTTGTCCACCTCCTTCAACATATCCTTCTCTCATATCAATATGTGTGGAACGTAAATAAGGTGTTTCCTTTCCACATATTACGCATTTATCATATTCGTTTTGTTTGGATTCATTATCTTGTTCCAAAACACAACTCAAATGATCATACCCAACCAAATAATCATAATCAACTTTTGATGTATCTTTATTGCAATAAGAACAGGTATATGGACGGATTATAGACTTAACAAGACCATCATCTCCGATAATCATGGCGAAGTGTTCGTCATCATATTGAGGTCCTTCTGAGTCCCTTCTGGCTTGCCAGTATTTATTTCTTGTGAGCTCACCAAGTTGCATATCATTTGGTGTTTCCAAAATTTCTTTTTCAGTTAAAATAACTTGTATTGACATAGTGAAGTGTTTTTAAAAATATACAACGTCAATATTACAAAATAAAGGTATTTATTAATATGATTAACGAAGAAGTTTTATCAGAGAAGTTAAAATATTTGATAACCATGAATGCCAAACCTAAAATGTTTGACATCATGACAGTACACATTGAATTTGAATATATTGACCAAAATCAAACTAAATTAGCAAATTACAATGTTGATGTCAAATTTGATTACCAAGGATCATTAGATTTTGATATGTATTCTTTCGCACACGATATTCAAAGAATGTCCGAAAAACTTAGGGATATAATAAATGAATATGTTATAACTAGAGATGGCAAAATAGTTAGTGGAAATAAAACAAATTGTTTTTCAACAGAACCTATGGTTTATAACATAGATTATGAAGCTGACAATAGACATATCTTTGATTTAGGTTATAAATTTAGTTACGCAGAAGATTAATATGAACGACAAATTAAAAAGATTAGCCAAGAATATTACGGAGTTGTTATTAAATGTTTCAACTCCACAAGACACGTACTATAGTTTGAGAATGATAATGGGAAAGCAGAAAGAATATTTTCAGTACATGGGTCCTGAAAATATTCTCAAATTAACATTTTATTGTTATTCATTCGCAGAAACAGGTTCATTTGACCTTGGAGATAAAATGTTAAATAATATTGGATTTGCAGTTGTTTTCTATAACTCAGGAGATAATCATAATGAAGACTGTGATAACTGTTCAGGAAATGGTGAGCTTGGTTGTGACGAGTGTTATGGTGATGGTAATATTGATTGTGATACATGTGGTACTACAGGTGAGATGCAATGTCCCCAATGTAATGGAAATGGAGAAATAGAAGATGGTGAAGACATGATAGAATGTGATGAATGTAAGGGGGGAGGACTTGTATCATGTGAAGAATGTGGTGGAGATGGAAGATTGGATTGTAATAATTGTAATGGCGGCCAACAAACTTGTAACGACTGTGATGGAACTGGTCAAATTGCAACTGACGATTACGATTATGAAAGATATTTTATCGTAACTTGGAACAAATTCATCAAAGAAAGATGTGAGTATACAGAAGGAAATACTGATATCGCAATCAGTGAATATGATTTTGACAGACTAAGAAATGACTATATAAAATTAAGGATTGATACCAAGTGGATACACTTTGCTGATTGGGTTGATACCAATGAAATCTACTGCTCTTACTACAACGACAATCCTAAGATGTTTATAGATGACGAAATGTTTTTAGACACAGGAGAAGATAATATGAAAGTATATATAAAAAGATGAGTAACTTAAAAACATTTCTTAAAGTATTGAGTAAAGTTGGGTATCCAAATCCCGACACAGAATCTATTGCCAAAATGGTTGATTATAATTTGGAAGATTTTCTTCCTGATTTAGTCGCTGAACTTGGACAGGAAAAAGCCGATGAATTCACCGAGAAAGCAATAAACAAAATGTCAACTCCAAAAGGTATAAAGGTTACCAACATTTATGATTACCCAGAACAATATGCATACATTGATGTATACAATCCACGTCTTGATTTAGAAAATGATGAAACAACTGTATTGTGTGATTGGAGTTGGGGTGACACTAAATTATTATCCCAAGATGATGATGAAAATGAAACTTACAAAACAATTGAAGAAATAGGTGATGAAGTTGGTATGGGAGAGTGGGCAGATTATGACGACTTGGTTGACGAAATTAGGGAAGATTGTAATAAATTAGTTTTCAAGAACTGTGGTTTCGGTATATGGTGGGATGACCAACATGGTGACCTGAAAAAATAAAAAAGAGAGACCGAAGTCTCTCCTTTAGGGCCGTACTGGTTCAGTACAACTACCACCACCAAATTTTTAAAAAACTTGGAAACCTTTGCCTAAAACTTGATTAACAAGTTTTTCAACATCTTCTGATTTCATATAACCAATAACATCATCACTACCCTCAGGATAAAAGAATTTTGTAATAAAATCACCACTCTTCTTATCTATTATCGCAATCTCAAAATCATTTATAAAATCACCATACAATCCACTTCTGCCCCCTACAATTGAAAATTCAATTTCATCATTATAAAGGCGTGTCATCTTACCACCATCTAATGGGTGTGGTTTAGCCCACTCAATAATATCTTTTATCGTAATCATTTTTTATTTTTTAGTTGGTTTAATTTAATTTCAAGAAGACTTATCTTATCTCTGTCTTTCTGATTTTTATTAGTTTTATTCTTTAATTCTTTAATTATCCCTGACACATAAGTTTCCTCATCATCAGTTTTTTTAATCACTTCAGACTCTGTAATATCTTCTACCTCATAATATTCTTCATCATGATAATTATATTCTCCTTGTAGCATTGGTTGCATATAACTATTTTTCCTGCCAATATGCTCACCTAATTTATAAGCAACATAAACTATTATTGCGTCTTTAAGTATATTTTTTATATTCATTTTGTTACCTCCGCTTCCATTTTCGATTTGTTAATTAAATGTTCCGCTAATGTATAGTTATCAACTCCTGTAGTGATAATAGAACTAACTAAATGTTTATAAGGAACGTGAACAAGGAAATCAACCCCATTGAAAAATGTTAAATCTTCTTTCATTGAAATACATCCCTGTACCATTTTAAGGAATAACTTAAATTGAATTGGGTTAACAAAAGTTTCATCCAAAAGTTTCCCAAAAGTTTCATGTTGAATCTTAATATTATGTGAGTTCATTGTCATACCTATTGATTTAGATTACAAAGATAATGATATTATTTGAAATAAAAAAAATATTTATTCAGATTCAGCAGATAATACTACTTGACTATGACTCTTACTATTCCCATCTCCCATAATACGATAAGTTTTAATTTCACCTAAATCAGGGAACTTAACGGCTTCCACCTTAATCCCCCAATTAATAACCTCATCATTAACAGCTGGTGTTACAAGATTAGTTAAATCAACCAAATCATCCCAATTTGTAGTCTCCACAATATCACGGATAATACCTTGTGTCATATCAACAAGAACATCATTAGCATGCATTACATTCAATAAAAAACTTTGAACATTAAAAATATGATATCTAACAATAGTTGTTAACACAATTGATTTTTCATCCATTGTTGTAAGAGTTTGAGGACTTAAGTTGACTGTCTGAGTAATAACAGGAGTAACCCAAATCTTATCAAAGAATGGAATTTTAAAATTAAGACCAGGATAAACTACCCGATGGAATCTACCTGTTCTAAGGTGGACACCAGCTTCCCATTGGTCAACGATTTTGAAGGGAAGAATTTCGTGAATAAAAGTTACTAATAAATCAATTAATTTGTCAAACATATCTTTTGGTTTTGTTGAATAACAAAGATAACCCTTTTTTTTAATTTTACCAAATATTTATAAGGATGTTAGAAAAAGATTTGGAAATGTTAGAAAAAATTCTTATGGACATGAAATACTCTCCATCGTATATTTCTATGTTATTAACACATCTGGTAAAACAATTAGAAAACTCTTCGTTAACTCATTTTACACCACAATTTATTTACTCATCATTATCTTTCGAAGAAGGTAGACATAAAGCAAGACAAATCTCAGAATACTTTGAAGATTTGAAAAAACACGGCTCATACAAAACTTCCTTGCAAAAGACAATAGATAATTCCCCGACATTCAGCAAGTTTAATTAAATAAAAAACCCCATCCGTAGAAACGGACAGGGTTAAGGCAAAATAGGTTGAGAATACACCATTTTGTGAGAGACTTTACAGGAGATTATTTTGTTTCCTCCGATTTCCACTTCCTTTTGAGAAGTACCTCTCAGTCACGGTCAATTAGATTAACCAATCCTAAAGTCGTAATATACTCTATTCTTACTCATCACTCTTCTAGGTTGCCACCCAAACTCATCCTTGCGGGATTAGAGAACTTTCGAAACAATCGTATCGGGTTTGAGACCCTTTACGGCCATGAACAACTCATGACTAAGTAGTGACCTGTCTACCACGACTAACGAACACTTTTTCTTTTAATTTTTTAGTTTTCACCGTTTGAAAGTAAAAGTTTGATTTGTGGATAATAGATGTAGCGGTTCGTTAAACCAGCCATCCCATCTTTTGAACGAGACGATACTGAACTACACCTTGAAGTCTCCCGACCTCCATACTTCGAGTCTATTTCATAACTGAAACCTTGGTAGGTCTCTGATAAGGAGAACAACAGCACCACCTGTACGAACTCTTACCTTTCGGTTTTAAATCTACTCTAACATTGAACTCCGCAATTGTATAGTTGGACGACCATACTTCTCACAACAGCTCTACGAGTTATTCTTATTGGTGTTCCCACCTCAACCAAACGACCCACATCGCTTAGTCACCCAACCACTTTCCCTACAGTGTTACCCTCAGTACTAAAGGTCAGATGATATCTCGCTTGTCTACTCGAGCTCCGTTACCGAAGCCGCAACCGTTCCAATCAAGAACAAATCACTTTATACCACTTTCATGGTTTATTTTATGGACTATAGACCGCCCAATATATCTTATCATTTTGTTACTCAAAATCAACCCGAAGGTCTCATTATCAAACATTCTGAACAGACAATATTTTTATTCAAAGAACTTTTTAAAGAATGAAGAAAAGGGGAAACTTTACGACCAAGTAAACTTGGAACCTTTACTACCCCTTCTCTTCACTTGTCTTACAAAGGTAAGAATGTTTTTGGAAACAATCAAACTTTTTTGTAAGTTTTTTTAACAAGACAACTGAATTCGTTATTCTCCATTGAAGATGCGTTATTCACCATCAATCACCCCCCACTCCTAATGGGACAGGTTAACTTCATCTCGATGTTAAAGAACTTTCGGTGTTACCCGATTGTTTTTCAAAGATAAGAAGAACTTTTCAATTCGTCAAATCTTTTTTGTTGCGAGGGCGAGATTCGAACTCGCGACCTATAGGTTATGAGCCTACCGAGCTACCACTGCTCTACCTCACGATATATCTTAATGATTACAATCCCACTTCCCCATAGTCACCTATCCACGTCATGCGCTGGTTGTACCAGCGGGTGTAATCAATATTTTTAAAAGAACTAATTTAGAAAAGAAGTCCCACAAGCTTCAATTATTTTCTCAAACAATACACTTGTGGGACAATTGTTTCACAAAGATAAGAAAGTTTTGGGGAACTATCAAATTTTTATAAAACTTTATTTTGGGGTGTTCACCTTTTCAGGTGTGGATATATAAATATCACCATTTTCACCAAAGTTATTCAAAGATAGTATTTTTTTTTCAATTAAAGATCCATATCATCAATATTTTTTTTAATTTTTTTTTCTATTGAATACCACCAACATACTGCCACCACAAAAAGTATTGGCATAAACCCAAAAAGTATTGTATCTTTTATCATTTTAATATTATTTCAGCGATTTTATGCATGTAATCTCCTGTCATTACTGGATCTATTTCACTTAATGTAAAATATTTCCATTCTGTGTGTTCTTCCCCATCAATAGCATTAACCAAATCAGGTTCAATTTCATTATCCACCCCTAATAAATACACATACATTAAACCTTTAATTTTTTTACCGTCTCTAGTATGTCTTGGTATCAATCCAATAAAAGTTAGTTCTTTATCTTCTATGTTAACTGCGGTTTCTTCAAAGAATTCTCTTTTAGCCCCGTCTTGAGGTGTTTCATTATCTTCCATCTTCCCACATGGAATTGACCACATTCCTGAAGATAATCCAAGGTTGTTTCTTTTACAGAGTAAAATTTTATCACCACATTTAACCATCACACCAACGTACCTTTTGTTTTCCATTGTATTTATATTATATGAAAGTTAAAGTTAATAATAATATTTTTAAAATCAAAACATTAATTGATGAAAAATCCCAATCAAGGGGTATGATGGGTAAAAAATTTGATAAAACTTTTAATGGATTACTTTTTTTAATGGGTGGACACAAACAATGTTTTTGGATGAAGAATTGTATAATCCCATTGGACATTATTATAATTAAAAATAATGTAATTGTTAATATTCATCATGATTGTCCTCCATGTAATGGAAATGATTGTCCAAGCTATTGTGGTAACGGAAATATTGTATTGGAAATTAAAGGTGGTCTATGTGAAAAACTTAATATTGAATCCGGTGATTCAGTTGAATACCTATTTTGATTCGGCAATCTTTTCTTTTAATATTGTTTCAAACTGATGAGCAATCATTTTAATAAACTTAACTGAAGGTGAATCATCTTTTTCAGAATCATACTTATATTGTCCTTGAGGTGGTCTCTTACCTCTACCTAAGTAATTTAATCCTGAAATATTAGTAATACATTTGTGTCCTCCTGAATTGGCTTGAATTAAATCCCACGCATTAACACCAATCTTATCCATCATAGCAATTTCATCCTCTGATAAATCTTTAAATGGTTTTTCCATCATTTCTTTAACTTTATCTAACGCCTTATCACCACCATCCATGAACATAAACTTTCCACCATACAATGCATCAAAATCTTTGAACGTAAACCCAACACTCTCAGGACCCGCACTTGTCTCACTCACCCATTTCATTGTAGATAATGGTATATTTTTTTGTTTCAATTGTCCTTCCCATTTTGATAATACCTCTTGAGCTATTTCCCCAAGATTAACACCTTTAAGTTCTCTATCCTTCTTAAAAGGATTACACGATGCCTGAACCAATCCCATCGGCCAAGCCATGATAAGAAAGTCTGCCTCAGGATTATTTCTAAATGGGGTATACCTATCATAAGACCCAGGTTTAAACATACTACCTCCACCATATTGGAAAATAATATTATCATTGACTCTTGGAAAGTCTTTCATTTTTGTTTTATAATCTTCTGCATTTTTTTGTAATTCTTCTGGTTTTGCTGCGTTTGTTCTTGTCATCCAAATCTTAATGTTATTTAAAATAGACATCAGTGATGGTTCAGAATCCATAACTAATCCTTCAAGAAATCCTGGCTTGTTTTTAAATGCTAGTAATAATTTATTAATAACGAACCCTAACATCATTTTATTCTTTTGTAATGGTTTTTCTTTATCATACCTATAAAGATAATTAACCACTTCATTTGGCGTTATATTATGTTTTGCAAAATCTGCAGAGTCCACTGTATTAATTAAAAGAATATCTGAAGACGGAAATAAATCTTTTGGTGATACTACTTGAGATATTGTCTCAACATTTGAACGAGCTCCTCTAAATTGTTTTGAAGTTCCTTTTTCAACACCTACTTGTCTATCATGGTGGTCTGTATGAATAACAAACATTGGCTTACCGTGAGCAAAATCAACTAACACAGGCATTGTATCACCTGTTGCATCATTCTTTTTTACTGAAAATTCTTTATCACCGTATTGAATAATATGGCAATCAACTACATCAATACCATTATCTTCAAGATATTTTTTCATTGCAATTGCAGTTGTTACTCCATCAAGGTCTTGGTGAAAATAAATTTCTGCTTTAGGATATCTTTTCTTTAAAGCTGAAATATCTCTTATACCTGTTTCTTTTAATAATTTCTTCATTGTATTTTACCTCACGCAGCTTTACCAAGTTGATTAAATATATTACTCATTAAATGGGATAAGGGATTATCCTCAGTTGTTGATGATTTTGTAGATTCTGTTGATGATTTATCTGAATTTGTTGAACTTGTTTTACTTTCTTCATTTTTATTGTAATTTTTAGCAATATAATCACTAGTTTTTGGATCGTTTGCTATTTTTTTTCTAAATTCAGCATCATCAGACATTTTTCTTTCAAATGTCGTTAATGAAGGAATTCCAAAATAATTTAATAAATTATTTGTAGCGATAAAATTTCTAAATGAGTTTCTTCTATCTCGGTTGGCTCCAACATTTAACCACCATTTTTGAATACCTTTTTCAGGTAAAACACCATGTTTTGCAAAATATTTTGTTAATCTTTGTCCCTGATAATAATCTTTTAAACCTGTTTTAAATGCTCCACCTGCAATAGCTTCTTTACCCCCAGCCTTTATACCTGCCAATGCACTACCTCCACTTATTTCACTTAATCCACTTTGTAATTTCGATCCTAATCCAGCATTAACTTTACTAATACTTTCAACCGTTTTTTCAACGACAGGAGATTTAACATATTTACTTAAACTGGAAAATTTAGCTGCGGCTTCAGGATTTTTTGCCAAATATTGTGTTAGTTTAACTCCACCTTCTTTCATTGCAATAGCGCCTTCTCTACTACCTTTAAATAATTTTATGATTGGTTTAGCAATAAAATCACCAACCGTAGGTATAAGTGCAATTAACATTAATGCAGCATATAATTTTTCACCCTTATAAAGATAATAACATATTAACGCAATATCTGCCACCTCACCAATTACAGGTACGAATCCAACCGCCATTAATACATTCTCAATACTTAACAACGACTCATTAAGTACTTGTTGTTCCTTGATTAAACTTAATTGTTTTTTGTTTATAATGATGTCAGCCATGTTTTACTTATAATATCCTTATAAATATCCTGTAAACAAAAAAAAGGGTCATACGACCCTTTAATTATAAATCTAATTTAGTTTGTTTCTTTTTATCAATAAAATGTTGGACCCTTTCTTTTGCCACTTTACAATAATTCTCACTCAATTCAATCCCAATCCACCTACGTCCACCAATCTCAGCAGCACAGATACTTGTACCAGAACCTGTGAATGGGTCAAGAACAATATCGTTTCTGTATGTAAGAATTTTAATTGCCTTCATCGGAATATCCATTGAGAATGTTGCCTTAGTCATTTGTTTTGTGTCAGCAAAATAATCCCACTGTCCGTATACCAACTCCATAAATTCTTTCTTATGTTCATCTTGATATATTGTTTTCTTTTTTGTTGTTCCATCTTCCTGTTCAACATCCATAACTTCACCAACCCATTCAGGTTCTCCCTTAATCTTCTTTATGTGAGTCTTTTTATATGCCAACAACACACATTCTTTTGGGTTATAGATATAAGGTGCCGATGGTGACATCCAAGAACCCCACGCAGTGGTCTTACTTCTATGTGGTGAGTCTTCTTCCAAATCCACAACCCCATAAAACTTATAACCAATACTCTTCATCACTTGCCAAAGTTCAGATACCATCAGTATTCTTCCACCTTTGTCTTGTCTATTAATTTCATAAGGAACGTTTAAAGCAATTCTACCATCATCTTTCAACACTCTATAAGCCTCTCGCATCCAACTGGCACTAAATAATTTATATTGTTCAAATTCAATGTCGTCGTTGAATGAGTCATATGCAATACCAACTCCATAAGGTGGTGATGTTACAATTAAATCCACAGAAGATTCTGGCATCTTCGCCATTACTTCAATACAATCCCCGCTAATAACTTTCCCTACGTAATCTTCTATCATAACTTTCCCTCTTGTTTTAATTGTTCTCTAATTTTAGTTGCCGATATCTCACCAACCTCTGTTGGTGGTATATGTTCTATAATATCATAACCAACTCCTCTTCCAAAGTTTACTGATTCAATATCAGGTATTACTATAACCTCAACTCTCTTTTCAGCTATCAAGTCTAATAGTTTAACAACTATATTTGAATGAACTTGTGAAGCGGTAAAGGGATTTTTTTCATCGGGAGCTATATCTCTTATGCAAATTAATACGTTTTTACCTTGGTTTAGTCTTTGGTCTATCAACCATCTGTGACCATCATGCCATGGTTGCCATCTTCCAATAAACATTGAATATTGTTTACCAAAGTTGTTTTTTAATTTTGGGTCTCCTTCTACGTGTATTTTTTTCATTATATTTTTAATTTAACTCTGATTTCTTGAAGACTATCATAAACTTTTTTATTGGTTGTATCAATATCAATAAAATTTTCTAAGGGCTTTTCATATCCTTCAACATGAAACGATTCTCTCCCTCTAATCTCATTGGTATGAATATAAAGTTCAACAATATCTTTTCCCATTTTTTGTTTGAAGGTTTCTCTTTGGTCTTTGTAAGGTGACACTAAACAAACAATAGGATTCATTTTTTTATTATGTAAAAAATGAGCAATGTTCTGTGCTAACTCAATGTTTTTTCTACGTCCTTGTTCACTATAATCTTTATTTTCAAAGATTTCTCTGATGTCATCACCATCAACCAAGACTGCATCTCCCTGTAATACGGCGCTTAACCAATTCCCTAATGTTGTTTTTCCTGAACCAGGTTGCCCTGTAAACCAATATATCATTTCTCTAAATTTTTAATTTTACGGTCTAAATAAAAAGCGGCTTTTTTAAGGTCTTCCAATTCTTTTGTTGGGTCTTTTTTACCAGCTCTTGCAACATATTTTACTACATTGAAGAGGTAAGCATCTTTGTCTAAATCCCACGCTTCACAGACTTTTATTACTTCGTATGGATTATCCACTCCACCATAGTATACAGGTCCATTTACCATTTCATTACTCATTTTTTATAAGAATTTTTATCATAACCGAATAAATCAAACAAATTTGAATTATTATAATATACTAAGTCAGCACTTGCATTATTATAAAAATCTTTCCAATTTACCCAATCACCAATATTTTTATTAATATTTAAATCAATTAAAGATTTTAATTCACCACTTTTATTAAATTCACTATTTCTAATATAATCAATTTTTTGATAGTCTTCCAATAAATTTTCAACTCTTATAATATTATCAGGTGTTCTAATATTATAATTCCTAATATTAAGACTATCTCTCCTTTGAAATTCAGACTCAAGAAATTCTTGAAATTCAAACTTTAAATCTACTATTTCATTATTTGGATTTCTTGTAAATTTAAATTTAGAAACATATCTAGTATATGGATTTCTCATTGTTGAAATAAACTTATACTTTTCATGACCATCAAAAAATTTCAACATATGTTGTTGTACTAAATTATTTTTTCCAATTTCTTTTCCAACTTTATCATCAACAATACTATAAGATGTAAAACCAAAATTTTTTAAAATATTTACAGCTAATGATGTTGCGGTTTTATCAGGTATCCATATAAAAGAATTATATTTTTCTGAAATATTAAGAAAAAAAGTGTTCATTAATTACTTAGATTTTTTTTCTGGTTTGGACCCTTTCTTATAAGGTTTTCTCTCAACTTGCTCAGTTGGTTGAGCCGTTACTTGTTCGGTTGCTGTTTCTTCAACAACTTTCTTACCTCTTGATAATTTCCATTCTGTTTTGGAAACATATTGCCAACTACTACCGACCATATTGTATGCGGTTTTGTCATCAACTCTTTTAATTTCTCCAAGTTCAACTTCTTTTGTTGCCCTAATTGCTTTAATACATTTCATAAGATTGTTCCTCCATGTGTTTTTTTATGTTTATTAATATTTCTTCATCGGTTTTTCCTTCACAGAATAAATCATAGATACGTGAACTAATGTCATCTTCAAAGAATAACATATCGCTTTTCCCATAATAACCTTTCAGATTATTATTTTCTAACGCGTTAATACAGTATTTTAGGTTGATTGTTCTTTTGTTGAATCCCATTGTATAATGATAAACAAATTACTCTTCAGAGTCAAAGTTTTTTATCTTTTCTAAATTAACTATTTGAAATACATAAGCCATTATTTTTCTTTTCATTATAGGAATTAATGTCTCATTCATTGGAAAATGATGTGATGTTTTCATTTCAAATATAGGAAATTCGTGGTGTTGTCCTGATTCTTTCCAAGTTGAATAGTTATCAATAATTTTAACCAAATTAATATCTTTAGGTTCATCATTGAATATCAATTTAAGGTGAGTCTTGTTATTAATATCATCACCTTTTACTTTTTTGATTTGATATTCCCACACATAAAGTTTGTTGTCATATTTGTCATAAAAATATATATAACCAACTCCCCCTGATAAATTATGTTTGTTTTTTTTAAGGGAAACAGATAGTGAATCATATGCCATGTTCCAAATAGATTTGGCCATGTTGAATGCATCAAATAATTTTCCACCAGAATATTTGATAGTTTTATCTAGTTCATGTTCTTCCTCAGAACTTAAGTCTCTTGGCTTTTTAGGATAAAGTTCTTTTAATAAAATTTCATCGTCACAAGATTCAAATACTTTATTTGTTAATAATAAAGTATTCTCTTTAACAATTGATTGTAGATTGGCAAGATGCAATGATAGTTCAACAAAATCTGGATATATTTCCAGTTTGTCAAATCCTTTCTCACACTTCTGTAAGTAATCTAATAAAGTGTATTTGTTATATTCAAAATCAACTGGTTCTTTAAATAACCATTCAGGATTAAGTTTGAACGACATTTTCTTTTTTCTTCCCATATTTCAAATATAATATTCTAATTGGTGTTAATCAATTCTGATGATATAAAATAATTTATCCTGAACATATATTTCATCAGCATTTCCATCATAACTACTTATTGTATGTCCATATCCATCAGCATCTATTACTCCTTGAATAAAATCATCCTTATCAATGTAGTCCTCCCAATTTAATCCGAATGTTTCCATAAACTCTTCTGGGTCATCTCTTACATCTCTAACTAAATCATCAATTTTTTCAGTAATTATTTCTTCTGGAAAGTCTCCTGAAGGATCTTCTTCTATATCGGTAATCTCACTTTCCATCTCATCAATTCTTTCCGTAAGCTCATCAATCTTTTCTTGTGTTTCATCATCATCTTCTCCTCCATCCATTTCATTCTCAAGTCTTTCTATTAATGTTTGAGTTTGTTTTATTCTGTCATTTAATATATCAATTTCCTCATCTTGTTCATTAGATAACGCCCTATCTTCATCAGTAAAATAAGAGTCGGGATTATTTCTTACATCATCATCATAAACATCTTCAGCATAATCTGCGACTCTATCAGCATCAATATAATCTTTAGCAAAACCATTACTAAATCCGTTATATCCTATATCATCAATTAATTGGTCAACATAATCATAACAACTACTTTGCATCTCATCCTCATTACCAACACCATACGTGTTACCATCTACATTACTATTAATAACCTCAAACTGAGTTAAGTCATAATGACTACCTACAGGAATAACATTATAAACATCTATCTTATTTTTATATTCTTCAACCTCATCTTCCAAATCACTTATTTCATTTAATAAATCTGTTCTAACTTCTTCATCTGCATCATATTCTGTTTGTAGTCTTTCTATCTCATCTTTTAATCTTTGTATTTCAATCCTATCTTCATTTGTTAAAACTTCAACCTCATTATCATCAACCAATTGGTTTAATAATGCATGAGCCTTTAATCCTTCCTCAGGACAATTTGGTCCTAATTCCCATTCACCTTCCGTTCTTCTTTCTTCTGCAGCTTCTTCTTTTTCTCTTAATATTGCTTGAGCTCTTAATCTATTTAATCTTTCATTTTCTTTTTTAGCTAATTCTTTATCTCTATAAATTTTAAGTTGTTCACTATATTCTTGTTCTAAGTATGAATTAATATTCCCCATTATTTCATCATACTTTTCTTTACCTAAAATTGCCGGCAATATTTTAGTTTCATTATCCTGAGCATCATAAACAATTACATTACCATCAAACTTTTTTAATACTGCAATTTTATATAACGGGTCACTAGTTGACTTTGTTTTATCTAATATATAAAATAATTTACCATCTTGATTGTATTGTTTGAATTGATGATCAGAATCTGCCGCAGTACACCATTTAGTTCCTTTACCATAATAACATGACGCATCATGAGTTAATGGATTAACGATAAAAAATCTATCATCTTCATGAACAACATTACCTCCCTCAACTTTTCTAACTTCTCTCCTAGCCTTTTGTTCATAACTAATTAACGCATTAATTAACTCAACAATACTCTTATATCCATTAATATCAGTTATCGGTAGATTACTTGATATCTTATCAAAGGTTTTTAATGCCACGGATAATTTTGAAAGATTACTATCAAAATTTATTTCACCAATATTTTTACCAGCCCAATCCAAATATTTTTGAGGGATAGCATCAATAATTTTTTTCAAATTTTCAGGTGAAAACTTTTGAGTAAATTTAGATGTGAAATCATCAACTCTACTTTCTTGTATTATTTTTAAAAAATCCATTAGTCTTTATTTGATAAATATGTTTTTAATCCTATATTTCGTTTAAAGATGATATTTATTACAATAAACTTATTAAAAATTAATTCACATGGGATGCGGATGCAAAAAAGGTAACGAAAGTCAACCACCGGTACAATCAAATGTTCAACAAGCAGCTCCTCCAAAGCCAAATGTTAACGAAGATGTTAAATCGGCAATCAAAAAAACAATTGAAAAGTATTATAATGTCGGTAAGACAAATACTAACGGTTGGGTTAAGGGATAATCAGATAAAAAACTTTTAAAAAAAGGGGCAAGAAATTTGTCCCTTTTTTTGTATTTATATGTTATGGATATTCAAGATTTTATAGATGATTTTAATAATGGTGGAACTGACGCTAAAAATTATTTTAACGACTATGATACTTTTTTTAAAATCCTTGAAAAAAGAGGTCTAATGAATCAATTAGATCCTAAAGGTTCAAACATTGGAGACCTTCAAAATGATTTATTAAGGTATTACTATAAAAATGACAAACCTACTTTTTATCATTGGCTTAATAATATTTTAGGTGATGTTGAAATTATTGATGGTGTCGCTTATTTAGTTTTATCTTCGCCAGGGGAACTATCTATTCTATTTTGTAACCATCGTAATGATATTTCCAGAGATACAATTGAATCTATATTAGATGGAGAACACGATTATGATTATTATTCTGATTTAACAGATGATGTTTATAGAGATGTTATTGAAGAATTAACAAAAGAAAACATTCTTTATTTAAAAGAATATATTATTAAAACTTTAGATGGTAAAGAAATTGACCCTGAAACAAATGAATTAGAATTAATTGCATCAGAACAAGGTCATTCAGAATATGTTGTTGTTAACCAAGAAAATATTGATAGAATATTTGATGATAAAGAAACAATGAATGAATTATTGTCAGGGGATTTACATGAATTGAAATCAGAATTATACAATATCTATTCAAACGCATATAATACTGCTTACAGTGATATGGTTTATAATGATATATGGTCTGAATTAGATGGTATTGTTGTTCCACATGGCGAATATATATCAATACCACACCCATACAAAGAAAATACTCAAGTTCAAAAATTTAAAATAAAAATTTGGAATTTTGATGACGCAATATTAGAAATGATTAGTCCCAGTTCAAATTATTCTTTAGAATACTATGGTTCATTTTTAGGTAGTTATGCTGATGAAAATTCTTGTTTAAGTCCAAGAATTCATGATTATCCCGACCATAGAAAAATTGACGCCAATATAAACGAATACTTCAAAGAATACATTTAAAGTATTTATATTAATGATTAATGAAATAACCATAAAAAAACTACTATTGGAATTGAGAGGTGAGTTACCCCCAAAGAAAGTCCCAAAGAATATTAGAAAGATATTAGACCAAATTGAATTGTTTGAGGTCTACCCAAGAATATTTGCATTGGTTATCAAAGATGATAAGTTAAGGGCAAGAGTCTTCTTAAGATACCAAGAGTTCTATGAGTCAGATTCAGACTCATTCAGAGGACAAGGATTCAAGTGGAAGGATTATATTGATTTCTATAAAGAGAAGACTAAGAAGGACTATTTCTCTTACCATGAGGATTTTGCAGGTTATAATGTTCCTTGTGATACATTGGAATCTTGCATGACAAAAATCCCCGACCTTAACATATATGATATGATTATGTTTAGCGTCGTTGATACCATTCACAATGTTGTTGGTTCAGATAAATATTATCTTATCGGTATTGACCAAAGCGATGGTGAAGACCCATCATTAATATATCATGAAGTTGCCCACGGGTTATGGTTCTCCGATCCAATATACAAAGCCAAGATGACCAGAGTTATTAATAACATGGATCCAAGAGTTAAACAACAGATGTTAAACAAAATTAGATCATACGGTTATGGTGATAATGTATATGATGATGAACTTCAAGCATATTTATCAACAGGACTTGGATCAGAAATGAGAGGGATTAGAAATATTAAACCTGAAATGATTAAGTTTAATGACGTTTTTGAAAGATATACCAAAAAAATTAAACCAAAAAGAATACCAATTGATTGGAGCACAGATTTAGATAAATAATGAAATTCTTAAACATATTAAATACCGTTATATCCGAACAAAAAAGATTTCAGTTTGACCCAGAAACTTATGCCAACCTAACAGCATTAACAGATAAACTCTGGTCAATAAGAAATAGAGAATTTAAAAACAAAACAAAGGTTGACCAACTTCAATTCAAAACATCAGACGGATCAAATGGATTAGTTCAATTCTATATTAACCCAAGATATAAACACTTTGGTGAATTAGATACAAGACCAAAAGGTTCAAGAGACCCATTAGATTTAGTAATACAATTAAATCCAAAAAAATATGGTTCAAAGAAAAACTTATTCTTAACCATCTACCACGAAATGCTCCACGCCACAGACCCATCACAATCCACAAAAATGAATATCAAGTTCCAATCAACTTATAACGATAAAAGTGATAAAGATTATTGGGGACATAAAATTGAATTCAGGGCAATAACAAATGAATTTTTGGAAGCATTAGTTGGTGAATTTACAAGGAGATTTAACAGATTAAAAAATCCTGAGAACAAAAAATATCTTCTTAAATCTTTAAATAATATAATAAACTACTTTGGAAAAAATGAGCCCTTATCAAAACTATCTTTAGATATACTTGATAGACTGAATGATGAAAATATTTCTGATAATAAAATATCTAAAGTTATTTCAAATATTAGTATGGATTTTCCACAAACAACTGAATTACTCAGAAATAAAAAAGAACCTTACTTCCTAACTTATATTGAATTAATCAAAAAATATAATCCTAAAATGTGGCCGAGATTTCTGACCATGTTATATAACACAAAAGATGAAATTGAAACATTATTAAATAAAGAAGGGATTTAAATTAATCCCTTTTCTTTTGCCAATAATTCTAATTTATTTAACTTTTCTTCTTTAATATCAATTATATTTGATTGTTCTTTAATTGCTTCAATACACATAACAATAATATCTTGATATTTTACTTTTAACATATTTCCTTTTCCCTCGTTACCAAATACAACTTCAGGTAAAACAAATTCTAATTCTTGTGCAATAAATCCAATATCTTTAGTTCCTCCTTCAGGAAGACCAATATTTGAATTTTTCTTCCATACAAAACTTACACCTCTAATTTTACTAATTTTTTCAATCGCATGTGTAATTGGTTTAATATCCTTTTTTAATCTTTGATCAGAAGGACCTGCAGGTCCTGTTGCTCCAGGATCGCCGGTAAAACCTCCTGCTCCTGGTGACCCTGTCGCTCCACCTCCACCTTGAGAACCTTGAGCTCCTCCTGGTCCTGTTGGTCCTCCTGGTCCTTGGGCACCTTGTCCTCCACTTCCACCTTGTGAACCTTGGGCTCCAGTCGATCCACCTCCACCTTGAGAACCTTGTCCTCCTTGTGAACCTTGAGCTCCAGTCGCTCCACCTCCACCTTGTGAACCTTGTCCTCCTTGTGATCCTTGGGCTCCTGTTGATCCAGCACCCCCTTGAGCTCCTTGGTTTCCTTGTGATCCAACTGAACCTTGTGCTCCAACTGAACCTTGTGAACCTTGGCCTCCTTGAGCTCCTTGGGCTCCTGTCGATCCACCACCACCTTGTGAACCTTGTCCTCCTTGTGATCCTTGGGCTCCTGTCGCTCCACCACCTCCTTGAGCTCCTTGGGCTCCTTGTCCACCTGTTGGTCCTGTAGGACCTGTAGTACCTTGGGCTCCTTGTCCACCTTGTGAACCTTGACCACCTTGAGCTCCTTGATTTCCTGTTGCACCACCACCGCCTTGAGCTCCTTGTGCCCCTTGTCCACCTGTTGGTCCTGTCGGACCTGTAGTACCTTGGGCTCCTTGTCCACCTTGTGAACCTTGTCCTCCTTGAGCTCCTTGATTTCCTGTTGCTCCACCACCGCCTTGAGCTCCTTGTGCCCCTTGTCCACCTGTTGGTCCTGTAGGACCTTTAGTACCTTGGGCTCCTTGTCCACCTTGTGAACCTTGACCACCTTGAGCTCCTTGATTTCCTGTTGCACCACCACCGCCTTGGGCTCCTTGAGCACCTTGACCACCTTGAGCTCCTTGATTTCCTGTTGCGCCACCACCGCCTTGGGCTCCTTGAGCACCTTGACCACCTTGAGCTCCTTGATTTCCTGTTGCGCCACCACCACCTGTAGTACCTTGTGAACCTTGTCCACCTTGAGCTCCTTGGTTACCTGTTGCTCCACCACCGCCTTTGGCTCCTTGCGCCCCTTGACCACCTTGAGCTCCTTGATTACCTGTCGCTCCACCACCGCCTTGGGCTCCTTGAGCACCTTGACCACCTTGAGCTCCTTGATTTCCTGTCGCTCCTTGAGATCCTTGTGCACCTTGTGCACCTTGACCACCTTGTGATCCTTGACCACCTTGTGATCCTTGGGCTCCTGTTGATGCTATAGTTCCTTGGGCTCCTTGTCCTCCTGTATTTCCTTGTGAACCTTGAGCCCCTTGAGCTCCTTGATTGCCTGTCGGACCTGTTGGTTGTAATGCTCCTTTCCATCCAGTACTATCAATTAAGGTTCCTGAATTATTAATTAAAGATGTTACTAATTTAAGATCTGCTCCACTAACTGCAAAAGTTGGTGAAGTAGTATTGAAAGTTAAATAAGTAGTTGCACCTCTTTTAAATTTAAGTGAACCAGACTCTATAACTAAGGTAGTTACAGTACTTGCTGTATCGCTAAAATCAATTGTTCCCGTTCCAGGTGTTATTAATATATTTTCAGGCACTGACTACTTCTTTTAATTTGTTTATTCTTTTATATATAGAATCAATATTTTTTTGTTGTTCTTGGATACTACCTACACCAAGAGTTACCATTATATCATATTGTACAGTCTTATATCCATCATCGTCTGTCCAAACAATTTCAGGTACTATTAATTCTAATTGTTGGGCAATAACACCTATAGATTCACCATAATAAACACTATGTTCAGGATTTTTCTCTTTTATTTTATCTTTTAACTTAGGATGCTCATGATCCCAAACAAATGTTACTCCTTCAATTTGTTTTGCGGACTCAAAACTATTTTCTAATTTTTTAATATTATCTTTAAGTCTTTTATCTGACGGAGATCCTGTTGGTCCTGTAGGTCCTTGAGCACCTTGTCCTCCTGTTGAACCAGCTCCACCTTGAGATCCTTGAGCCCCTTGAGTTGAACTGGGAGTTCCTTGAGGTCCTTGAGATCCTTGAGCCCCTGTTGTTCCGACATTAGTTCCTTGTGCTCCAGTTGCTCCACCTCCACCTTGTGAACCCTGTGCTCCTGTAGATGAACTTGCAGCTGCTGGTGCTCCAGCTCCACCTTGTGACCCTTGAGCTCCTGTAGATGTACTTGCCGCTGCCGGTGCTCCACCTCCACCTTGTGATCCTTGGGCTCCCGTGTTACCTGCTGCTCCTTGAGGTCCAAAATTTCCTTGTGCCCCCTGCGCACCAGTGTTTGCAGGAGCTCCTGCCGAACCTCCACCACCTTGTGATCCTTGAGCTCCTGTTGATGTACTTGCGGCTGCGGGTGAACCTTGGGCTCCTTGGGCTCCTTGAGCACCTTGGGCTCCTGTTGATGCTCCTTGAGCACCTTGGGATCCTTGAGCACCTGTCGCACCTGTATTTCCTTGGGCTCCTGTGTTACCACCCTGTGCACCTGTTGAACCACCTCCCCCTTGGGCTCCTTGAGCACCTTGGGCTCCTGTTGATGCTCCTTGAGCACCTTGAGATCCTTGAGCTCCTATCGCACCTGTATTTCCTTGAGCTCCTGTAACACCACCTTGAGCTCCTGTTGAACCTCCTCCCCCTTGGGCTCCTTGAGCACCTTGGGCTCCTGTTGATGCTCCTTGTGCTCCTTGGGATCCTTGGGCTCCTGTCGCACCTGTATTTCCTTGGGATCCTGTAACACCACCTTGAGCTCCTGTTGAACCTCCTCCCCCTTGGGCTCCTTGAGCACCTTGGGCTCCTGTTGATGCTCCTTGAGCACCTTGAGCACCTTGGAGTCCTGTAGCTCCTGTATTTCCTTGGGCTCCTGTAACACCACCTTGTGCACCTGTCGCACCTCCTCCACCTTGTGCTCCTTGATTACCTTGGGCTCCTGTTGATGCTCCTTGAGCACCTTGGGCTCCTGTTCCTCCTTGTGCTCCTTGAGCACCTTGGGCTCCTGTTGATGCTCCTTGAGCACCTTGGGCTCCTGTTCCTCCTTGGGCTCCTTGAGCACCTTGGGCTCCTGTTGATGCTCCTTGAGCACCTTGGGCTCCTGTTCCTCCTTGGGCTCCTTGAGCACCTTGGGCTCCTGTTGATGCTCCTTGAGCACCTTGGGATCCTGTTCCTCCTTGGGCTCCTGTATTTCCTTGAGCTCCTGTTGATGCTCCTTGAGCACCTTGGGCTCCTGTTCCTCCTTGTGCTCCTGTATTTCCTTGGGCTCCTACATTTCCTTGGGCTCCTTGATTTCCTAATGCTCCTTGAGATCCTTGGGCTCCTTGAGCTCCTTGAGCACCTGTACTTCCCACAACCCCTTGAGCACCTTGTGAACCTACATTTCCTTGTGCCCCCTGAGCTCCTTGTGCACCTTTTATTCCTGCAGTAGGTCCGACCCAAACAGCTGATGAATTAATCATTTGAACACCACCAACATATAATGTACCAGTAGTTATTGAGGCACCACTACTAACTATATTTGCACCTATGGATATCGCATTTGGATTTGTTGTTCCAGACACTACAAGAGTACTTCCACTTGCATCCCAAAGTATTCGATTCGTTCCATCATCAAATACTACGTGTGGGTCTGTAATGCTACCATTACCTTGAGGATATATAATTACATTTGCCATTAACTAAGTTTGGATTCAATAAAGTTTAATTCTTTGTCAATATCTTCAATAAATACTTGTTGTTCTTTTATTGCTTCCACTAAAACAGCGTTTAATTTAGAATAATTTATAAAATAATACCCATCATTTAAACCTACAACTTCAGGAAAATATTTTTTAACATTTTGAGCAATTAATCCTATTGAATGTAATTTTTTATTTTTAACAACATTTTTATAAAATTCAGGAAGATTATCATTCCAATCAAACTCAACAACATCCAATTCAAGAATCTTTTTTAAACTATCCTTTAAAACTTCAATTCCTTGTTTTAATCTAACATCAGAACAACCATAATAAACTGTCCAATCACCAGTACCATTAACATCTCCACATTGAGCGCAACCTGTAAATGCGTCTCCAGCATGATACCATGATTTAGTATCAGATTGACAGTAATTATAATCAGGATATATTTGGTATGTATAACCATAACTTGAAGAACATGTACTTGTTAAAACACGACTATACGCACTAATACCAGTACCATAATTACAAGCGTAATAACATCCACTTCCAAAACTAGGTATATTACCTCCAAGAGAATAACAAGTAAAACTAGCAGGTCCTGTTGGTCCTGCAGGCCCTTGAGCTCCTGTTGGCCCTTGAGGTCCTTTAGACCCTTGAGCTCCTGTGTCTCCTTGAGGTCCTGTACCCCCTGGACCTCCTGCAGCTCCTGGACTTCCTTGAGGTCCGCTATATCCACCTGCTCCACCTCCTCCTTGAGACCCTTGTGCTCCCGTTGCACCTTGTGGTCCAGGTCCTGTGGCTCCCCCTTGAGATCCTTGTGCTCCCGTTGCACCTTGTGGTCCAACTCCTGTAGCCGGACCTTGAGATCCTTGAGCTCCTGTTGAACCTTGTGGTCCAGTTGGCCCTTGAGGTCCCTTAGGTCCTTGTGCTCCTTGACCACCTGTTGGTCCAGTTCCTGTCGCACCTCCTTGAGCTCCTTGAGCTCCCGTCGCACCTTGTGGACCAACTCCTGTGGCTGGACCTTGAGCTCCTTGTGCTCCCGTTGCACCTCCTGAACCTTGTGCTCCCGTATGACCTGTGGCTCCTGGGGAACCTACAGGTCCTTGAGATCCTGTGGCTCCTGTTGGACCGATTGCACCTCCACCTCCTTGAGCACCTTGTGCTCCCGTTGCTCCTCCCGAACCTTGTGCTCCTGTATTACCTGTGGCTCCTGGAGAACCTAAAGGTCCTTGAGCACCTGTGGCTCCTGTTGGACCGATTGCACCTCCACCTCCTTGAGCACCTTGTGCTCCCGTTGCACCTCCCGAACCTTGTGCTCCCGTATTACCTGTATTACCTTGAGCACCTTGAGCTCCTGTTCCACCTCCTGAACCTTGTGCTCCCGTATTACCTGTGGCGCCTTGAGTACCTTGAGCTCCCGTTGCTCCTCCTGAACCTTGCGCTCCCGTATTACCTGTATTACCTTGAGTACCTTGGGCTCCCGTTGCTCCACCTGAACCTTGTGCTCCCGTATTACCTGTATTACCTTGAGCACCTTGTGCTCCTGTTGCTCCTCCTGAACCTTGTGCTCCCGTATTACCTGTATTACCTTGAGTACCTTGTGCTCCTGTTGCTCCTCCTGAACCTTGTGCACCTGTATTACCTACAGATCCGGTAACTCCTACAGCACCTTGAGCTCCTTGAACTAAACTAACAGCTCCTTGAGACCCTACAGCTCCTTGAGCTCCTTGGGATCCGATAGCTCCTGTATTACCTTGAGCTCCTTGTGCTCCTGCAATACTAGTACTTGGACCTATCCACGCATTTGTTGCATTAATTACTTGAGTTCCACCAACAGCAAAATAATCTCTGACACTTAAACTAGCTCCAACCGATATAATTAAATTTGAAGGCTGAATGGATAAAACATTCGATACTGTAGCAGCACTAAATGCAATAGTCGCTCCTGATAGAACTTGAAGTCCTACTATAGTTGTATTCTCAAAACTTATGTAAGGAATCCTACTCGCTTCAGGTGCAATGGTATTACTTGGAACGATTAATATATTTTTAGCCATGTAAAAACTTTTCTATTAACTTATAAATACTACAAACTTGATTTATGTTTCATAAAAATTATATTCATTTTTATAATTAAATTTATTATAATTTATAAAACAATAAATAATAGAACATATATATTAATGATTTTAAAAAACCCTACCAGTAGAATTTCAATTGTAAATTTACTATCCGATTTTATCTTATCCAAGATACCTGATAATGAAGACACCATAATTAGTGTTATTGATTGTAAAAACTTTTTTGTAGTCAAAGGAAAAACTTCCCATAAAGAATTATTAGACACTCCCAAAATAGTTGATGAATTTGTAACAAAATTTTCAAAACATATTGGTGATTATAAAGTAACTCATACAATAGATTTAATTGAATACAATTGTAAATTCAATAAACTTAATAATATAACTTTAACATATCATAACACCTCAAATTGTTCCTATCACTATTCTCAAATAGATGCATTTAAAACAAAAAAATCATCTTATAATTATTGTTATTTCCTGAAAGAGATTGATGACAATGAATTAACTTTCACATCAGAATTTCCTCATGGTTATTCCTTGAGTCAAGGAAGGTCTTTATACTATTATGGTAAACATATCATGTATAATATCCCAACTAATTATCCAGTATCAACATTAACATTCAAATTATCAACGGATAAAGATGATGAGGGTGATTACAAATTTTCTGTGACTAACAATAATTTAAACATTGAAGATGATTATTTGAAATCAGCTATTTTAGATGTATTTAATTTTGATTTAAGTTGGATTGAATCTGAAATAAAAAAAGTGGATTGGTATAATGAAATACTCAGCCCACTTGAAGATTATTCTTTCTTAACTGAAAGAGTAAAAGATTTTATTATTATTTAAATAATCCCATTTTTTTTCCTATGTTCATTAACAATGACTAACGCTTCTGTTAATTCATTATAGTCTCTTTCTGGTGCATATAAGAAAGATTCATGAGACTTATCATTTCCTTCAATAATTAGAAGAGCCGGAATCATATCATTATCTGTTATTTCTGCAAATATATCATACTCTGATTTGTATTTGTCTATATCTCTATCATGAAATTCAATTCCTTCATTCTTCATCATGTCTTTAAAGTCCTCGCAGAATGGACATCCTTTCATAGTGTAAACTACAACTGATAAATCTTTCATTAGTTAGATATTAAACTAAGGACTTGGTTAGGTGTCATTACTCCAGATTGAGAAAATACTTCCTTACCTTCCTTAAATATTTTTATTGTTGGCACACTTCTTATTCCCAACTCTCTTGAAAATTCCATATCAGATTCAACATCGTACTTATAAATACCATATGATGGACTCTCTGATTCTTTAATTAAAGATTCATTAACTCTTTCTAAGTTAGATAACATTACTTTACAAGGTCCACACCATACGGCAAATAAATCAAGTACGAAATTTTCCCCTTCTTGTATTTTTTGTTTAATTTGTTCTGTTGTTAGTTGTTGCATTTTTATATTGTTTTAATAATTGTGATATGAATAAATACAATTCATTGTATTGTTCAACTTTATAATAAATAGTTAAATTTGAAATTGTGTCTGAGTGTAAAATATCTCGGATTTTAATGAATAAAAAAAACTTTTGTTGGCTTTTAAAAATTACTTCTTCAAATTTTATAAGACCACTTTCATTAATTGATGATTTTTCATAAACTCTTGTGAGTTTTTTTTCATTCAAATACTTTAAAAACTCTCCTTTTAATTCAGGGCAAATCATAACTGAAAATATGCCATCTTTTAATTCTAAATTTTGTATGTATTCTGGTTTTTCCATTAAAAATCTATTTCAAATGCGAACGAATGATTATTCTCAATATTTTTATATTTCCACTTAAGTTCATTTTCAACCCAATAAGAGTCTGAAGTTAGAGTTACCCCATTCTTACACTCTTTAATTATTTTTACGGTCTCAAATCTTTTATCCTTAATACAAGATAATAATTGTTTATCTAATTTAAATAGAACATCATTCCATTGTTCATCTAGTCGGCTATTATATTTTCCAAGTGTTTGGTGTCTTTTAAGTATAACTTTATTATCATCTTTTATTATGCGGTATTCAATGGTTGCCCTTTCATTAGAATTAATTGAATCTTTTCTTAATGAAATTATTATTGTTCCACATTTTCCAATGTATGTTTTAACACAATTTGATTGTACTGAACTTTCTTCATTATAACTTGAGGTATCATTCAATAATACGGGAAAATATGTATCTATTGGTTTAGATATTAGTTTGTACATATATTCAGGGTAAGTCCTTGTATAGACTCCGTTCTTATAATACTGTAATTTATCAGACCAGTCTAAATGTTCTTTACGGAAATCTTCTTTACTATCAACAGAATACCATCTTAAATCATCTTCTCCGAATCCTTTTAATTCAACATACATTCTTATGTGATCATAAAAAGTATAACTATCTAAATTCTCATATACAAATACTTGTTTAAATAAACTAAACACTCTTCTTAATTCTTCAGTTGATAATAGTTTTGTAAATTGTTCAGGTATTAATTGACTACTTAAATTACAATTTAACAAACTTAATATAATATCATTCTCTTGGTTTATCCAATTTTTTCCAAAAAGTTTTATTGCAGTATTGTATAATTGAATGTTTAATGCCTCGCATTTGTGTAAGGCACTTTTTAATTTCTTACCTGAAATGTTTTGTTGATACATAAAAGCATCAATCAATTTATTATCATATTTCTTTAATAGTTTTCTAATTTCTGGTCCCACTAAAATATCCGAATAGACACCAAAATTATTTGGATATTTTATCCCTCTTTTATTTAAATAAAATCTAAATAATCTTTGGCTAAAATTAAGTTCCTCAAAATTAATCCGTTGGTCAATCTCAAACATAAAACTAGAAAATGCATTCATCACTTCATTATATGAATCATCTGAAAATTGAGATATATAATTTTTTAATAATGATTTAAGAGAATTTAACGGATTATTGGCAAAGAAATTTCTTCTTATCCTTTTATTACATTTTTTCTTTTGATACTCATGAATAAAACCAAAATAAACATCACCTGTTTTTATATTAACTGAAACATAATCTACATTTTTATTAACCTTAAACCATGATTTACCAGCTCTTCTACTCTTAAACCCCTTGAATACTTTAAGAGACACTTTATCTTCATTTCTTTCAACAACAACCATCACATATTGTTTCGTAACTGAATACATGGGATTACTATAATTCTCTATGTAGGTTTTTTCATCTGTGAAGGTTTTATCCAAAATAAATAAAGGATGCTTCTCTGTTGGCGGAGAATAATTTGTAAACATAAAATCTTCTTCCTTTGTTAAAGAATTTAGATTAATAGGTAATGTATCTTTATAAACAATACTTTCGTATTTTTCAAAACTTTTCTTATATATCTCTTGTTTCATCATTGCAAATATAGGTAAAATAAAAATGGAGAACAATAAGTTCTCCATCTTTTTAACAATAAGATTCTGCTAGTTCCCATAAACTGGTGTTAACCTTGTTGATGTTGGAGAAGTTTTTCAACTCCTTCATTGAAACAACCCTTCCTTTTTTTGAATTATACTTCATTCCACCACGAACAAACTTCTCTTGGATTACATTGAAGGTTTTCCAAACACTATTTCCGATATCACCATCTCTTTCAGGTCGTAAGAAATCTTCAATTTTAATGGTAGGAATTGACCCTTTCTCCCAACGAATCATTGCTGATTTGTTTACGAAGTCAACCAACTGTCCCTCATTTAAGAATGTAGATTCCATCTTACCAACAGACCTCTGAACGATTGGTAATCTTTCAGCAAATTGGTCTGTGATTTGTCTTACAGTACCCAAGTCAAAATTCATGTGTCTAACAGAAATTGCGTCTGCAACTGAGGTAGGAACAGTAAGTCCGTTAGAACATACCAGTCTGTGAAGTCCTGAACTCACAGAGAAAGCACTAATGCCATTGTGTGAGTTCCTAATCACCGCCTCAATCAAAGAATCTCCTACTTGAGGAAGTTCTCCATTACGAAGACGAAGCTCATGTTGAGCAAATTGACCTCTACCTACTTGTTTGGCTGAATAAACTTTCCAACCTGCAATATCAAAATTTTCCACAACTTCAATCGTTGGAACGAAGGTGTACTTATTAGACATTTTTGGGTCAGGACTTGTCGCGAATACTGAAGGAGCGATTTCTTGTAGTGTTTGTATTGATAACATATCTTATTGTTTAGAAAACAAAGATAAGTTTATTAATTTAAACCGCCAAATTAATTTAAACAATAATATCCCTTTTTAAATTTAACGAATACTCTATCATCTAAGAATTCTTCTTTTGAATGGGTTTCTTTAATTGACTGGCGATTCAATACCCTACAGATATCAGTTAATTGTTTTTGCGTAAGAGAAGCGTCTTCTCCTTTTTCATGATTAGTATATGCAACCTCTTTAATTTTAATATAAAATTCTTCTTCTTTTTCTTTTGGAACTAAATTAAGAAGGTCTTTTGGATTTTCTCTGAAAAACTTTACAAGGTTATTCATGTATATCTCAACATCAACACTCATATATTATTATTTAAAGATTAATAATTATTCTTTTAAGTCCCACATTCCACCACCCATATCACTTCCTTTTTGTTGGATAGACTGAGGTACTTGAACATTTTCACTTCCTTTAAGATTCAAGAAATATAAGTTTGGTAAGTCTGCAACACATTCAGGTATTGTTCTAAGTTTTGGATTATTAATTAATGCTAAAAATCTTAACTTAGGTAATGTACAAACAGAATTTGGAATACTATCAATACAATTGTCTAATAAAATCATATTCAAGTCTTTAAATCTTCCTATTTCTTCAGGAATTCTTACAAGAACATCACTTTTATTATCTCTATTTTGAATTTGGAATTCTTTTAATGTATCAGGTAAACTTCCAATTAAGTCATCTAAACCATATAATGCAATAAACTTACCTATAGCTCCATGGCTGAAACTATCAATAACTAATTTCTCTCCCCCTACTGTTAATCCTTTAGCAAACTCAGGTTTAAAGAAATCTTTTAATTCTGCCATTGGCCCATTAAGTAACTGAACCAAATCTTGTTGACGATCATCCTTATCCATAAATTGATTAGATGGGAAATGGAATTGATAACGATTTCTAGGTAATCCTGTAGTAGGTGAAATGTCTGTATCATTAGGATTGAATATTACATATAATGGGCCATCCTTAATATATCTATCAAACCATGAAGCTCCAGGCGCAGATGTACACCATCTTGTTTCTTGGTTATTACCACCATAGAAACATGCTGCCTCTTTACCAACAGCTCCCTTATCTTTAATTTCAATTACTCTCCAATTATCACCATCATACATTAATTTAGCACCAGGGTGAACAGGAGCACTTTTTCTTTCTGACTTAGTTGTTGATGCCAATGTTAAATCAAAATCTTTAACTGCATCATATAACTGGTCAGGAGACATTTTATTAATATCTTTCTCACCTTTAATTTTAGTTTTAAATCTATCAAACTTTTTAAGGTCATCTGTAACTTTATACAAATCTTCCATAAAAGTTTCTTTAGACTTCTTCACCTCTTTATCATATCCATTATCACCAGGTTGTCTCTCAGTATTTGGAGTTAAATAATTTCTAATTATCCATTGAACATATTTACCCGCTTTAACCTTTTCTAATTCTTTTGAATCAGCAGTTTCAACATCAACATTATTTAATCTTGTTGTTGGATCCGCAGTAACCAACTGAATAAACTCTTGTTTAGACAACTTTGGTTTACTTTTAATACCTTCTTTATCTTGAGAAGGTTTGGTCAAAGCATTGAACAATACCTCAAATCTTGACTGTTCTAGTATTACTGATTTTAATAACGATGTAAATTTCATCTAAAAGAATTTAATAATAAATATGTTGTGATTACAAAAATAACTAATAATTCAATATCAACAGCTCTTCTCCCATATTTTGTTTCACATTTTTTTTCGCGGCAGCAGCTTTAGCAAATTCTTTACGTTCCCACCTATACTGATTTTCAGGAAACCAATCATGTAATTGTGGAAAATCATAATATGATAGACTAAACTTACCCTGAATCCCATTAAGGACATTTGCAAGCCTTTCATGGTCTTTACTATCAAAATCATGATTAGAATAATAATTCTCGGTTTTCCAATAGGGTGGATCTAAATAGATATATGTAGATTTTGAATCATATTTATTAATAACATCAGCAAAATCCATATTCTCCACATCTGTAATCTTAAGGAAATGTTCCACCCAATCAGGTTTACTTAATTTGTCTCTAAATGAGAGGTATTTAGACCTATATTTACCCTTTAAATCTATAAACGATGAAGTCTCAGGCTTACTACCCGAAAAGACCTGTGTGAGGACGTAAGCGTACTTAGCGGCGACTTCATAGTCATAAGCTTGTACGCTGACATTAGGTGCAAATATTTCAGCCTGAAAGCTGATAAATTGTTGTTTCATCTCAGGTGGAGTAAAAGTAGACCCCATCTGTTGAACAGGAATCTCATCCAATGCTCTTTGTAGTTCAGATGGATTCTGAGCACATTGGAATAAATTATAATTTAAAGGATTAAAGTCGTTATAAACAACTTTCTTTAGATTTGGGTATTGACTCAAATCCATATTAAAGAAACACCAAAACATTCCACCGAATGTTTCAACATATGTTTCCATGTCTTGTGGGTAGAATGGAACTATCCATTTCCCAATTTTTGATTTTCCACCGATATAACTTAACATACTTTAATAATAAAACAAAATATTGAAAAAGCAAATTTTTTTTCTATTATTTATAAATAAATTAAAATATATGTCAGAAAAAGAATGTAAATCTTGTAAAGAAAAAGGGCCAGGAAGTTTTCAAATAGGTACTATTATATTAGGATTCTATGTTTTATTCTCCGCATGTTATGGGACAGTACAAATAGTTAAAGAAATAATTAATTTATTTAAGTAGTCCTTTCAAACTTAACATGTAGTTTAACATACATATCTCCTCCATTATATCCTTTTCCTTTCAATCTTAAAGGTCTTGATGAATCAAATAATTTTGGTGCAGACATCATAAGGTCTCCATCAGGATGTGGTATGTTGAATTTATCTTGTTGTACTTCATCTAAGTTAAGATATTGATTATAAATCAAATCGTTATTTATTTTTTCATAACCATCTTTAGATACCATTTCAATTTGTATTACTAAGTCACCATATTCTCCATTACTAAAATCACCTAAATTTTGTAGTTTAAGGAATTGTCCATCATCGGCTGCGTGAGGAATATTAATTCTAATTTCTTGAGATTGGGTCTTTGTACCTTTACCTGAACAATGATGACATTTGTTTATAATAACTTGACCTCTACCACCACAGCTTGAACATGTCGTTCTTATTTGTTGTACCATGAACCCTGTACCCACCGTTCTTATTTGGAATCCATTACCTCCACAAGTTCCACAAGTATTTGTATCTCCTCCAGTTCCTTTACAAACATGACATCCGTGTTCTCTAAAATAGTTAATTGTTTTTACGGATGCTTTATAAGATTCTACTGGACTTACTTGAGCTTTAATTATTTTATCAGGTGCGGATTTTCTTCTTGGTTGCTGTTGATGATTTCTAGAATTGAACATCTGAGTAAATAAATCTTCAAATGGAGTTCCTCCGTATGGATTACTCTTCCTATTATTGTATTGAGCTCGTTTATCCTTATTACCTAAAACATCATATGCCTCAGCAATATCTTTAAATTGTGCTTCTCCATCAGGATTTACATCAGGATGATACTTCTTTGAAAGTGTTCTATAACTTTTTTTTATGTCATCTTCTGATGATTGCTCTTCAACTTCCAGTATTTTGTAATAATCTTTCATATATGGTAAACTACATTGTAGTATTATTTAAGGATAAACTAAAGAAAAAGATAATAAATAAGTTTGTAACATTAAAGAATGCTAAAGATTTTTATGGAAAAAAATTATTGGCATCTAATGATGTTATTTTTGAAGTTATCGTTGAGAATGGTCATCCTTGTAGATATGAGATAGGGATTATTGAAATGAGTTCAAAACAAAGTGTTCCTGTTTATGTGATTGATGAGATGGGTAGAAGTAGTAAGGTTAAATTAGAGGATGAAGGAATGACATTATTGCAAATAAGTCAGTATAAAAAAGAAGAAACTATTTTTGATATACAAAGAGATAAGAAAATTCTTACTCAAGAATTCATTAAAAGATATTTGAAGTCTGATGGATTAAAAATGATATCTGTACTCAATAATAAAATTTTAGTACAAAATGACGATACCGTTAATTTATTTTCTTGTAAGAATGAAGATGAATCTTCAAGATTTTTAGATTGTTTATCTACCTATTTCTTTAAAACTAAAAGGGGTGATTGCCTCTTTATTAAAGATTACTCCACCCCTCAAAGGAAATATTTGTATAATTTATTGGAATCAAAAGGATATGATAAGAAAGTCCTTTATAGAAAATTTACGACTTATCCTCCATCAATATAAAATGGAATTCAGTTCCCGAAATATCTATTGTAAATTGTTTGTGTTGTCTGTCAATTTCTCTAAAATGATTAATTACACTATTGTACTCTCCTATAGGTAATTCAAATATAATAGTACCCTTACCACTAAACATAGTTTGAACTGACTCAGCAATCAAAGCCAATTTTTCTAATTCCCTAGGATTACTATCTTTATTTTCTGCCATAATGTTATTTTTTTAGGAACTGGAAAAAGTTCATTTTTATTTAAACCTTTAATTTCCTTAAGAATTTTATTCTTATATGATTTTTCTTCTAAGTTATCTCTTTTTTTCTCATTCTCCAACCAATTCAACATCCTCTGGCTGGAATCCGTCTTGTTCGTCATTTACGTCTAATTCAGGTTGTTCATCAAAATCAAAATAAAGATTTTGAAGTTTATCTAAATCTGTTTTTTCAAAAGTTTGTTTAAGTTGCTCCACCGTTTGTTTAAAAAGTCTTTCTTTTAATTCTCTTTCTTTATTTGACTTAATAATTCTGGCAATCTTTGTTAAAACTAATGAAATATTAGATTCGTCAATTTGTGCGACAAAGGATATCCCTTTGTAATTTTGGTCTTCCGCTTGAAATGCAACTATTTCACCCTCATCAATAATATTTTTTGATATTGTCCATTTGGTTGGAAATACCATATCAAAACTCATGTAAGTTTTAAGTCTTCTGATGGAATGAATATAATCAATAAACGGAGCTATTTCTTTGTAAAAACTCATAATTTAAAAATGTATGTTAATATGTAACTTATTGATAATCCTATGATTATAAGTTCCCTAACTGAGTACGTCAACGGTTTAGGTTCACGTTGTGTTAGGGCACTTATAAACTTTGTGACATTTTTTAATGACACTAATATTGTGAATACGAATATAAAAAAATATAAAGCGTCAATATTATGCATTATCTTCTGTCTTTTTGTGTTCAAGGATTTCTCCTCTTAACTTTTGTAATAAAGCCTTTAATTCTTGTGCGGTCTTTCTTGCTCTGGTTCCAGCGCTTTTATTTCCCTTAAAGAATTTAGTTGCGTCAACTGAAATAAGCTCAGTTAATTCTTTGATTTGTTCTAAAGTTTCCATTTTTAAATGTTAAAAATAAGTTTATTATTAATATACTATATTATAATTTTTTTTGTGCTGGTGTAAATAGAATCGAACATTTTTTACGTTTCAATATTTTTTTCCAGTAGTTTATAAAGTTCAGTTAGTATGTCTAAATCTGATTTACTGAATGGTTTTTCAATGTTAAAAACTTCGGTAATAAAGTGTGATATAACATTCTTAATATTCTCTTCTTTTTGATTGTAAAAACTATCATCAAAAAATGATTCAAAATAATCTTTATGTTTTCCACCATGTTTTATGTTGATATTTTCTTTCCTAAAATCTTCCAGTAATTTATTCCAACACCAATTGAAGTGTGATGTGTTATCTTCCTTTGACATTACTATTTTTGTCTCAGATTTTTCATCACCTAAGTAAGTGTCAATAATAATAAAATTTAATGACCTAAATATATCACCATACAGCTCAATTTTTTCATAATTCATATTATGAATATTGAACCATACCACAACATCTTCTTTAGGTACGGGCTTAGACATCCAATTAAAAAAATTCTCCATAGAGTTCATCTATGGAGAATATAAGTTATCAATTTAAAATGTGAATTTTTATTGTGTTTTTCTATTATAACCAATCAAATTTTTCATCTTCTCCATTTCCTCGTTAACAAGTTTTTCTTTCTTGTTTTCTGTAGATTCTAAGGTATTAAGAATTTTAGTCGCCTTTGCAATTGAACTTGATTTGTCAGAACCTTGTTGTTTAGATTTTAAAGCCCCTTTTTTTGTACCATTACCTTCAACTTCAATAGTTTCTTGCGGTTGTCTTTTATAAGAAGCCTTCTGTTGTTCAGCACCATATAAATTATCATCATAGTTCTTTTTAAATCTTTCTCCAACTTTACTTGGGACAACATTACCTAATGCCTTTCCGTCTTTATCTGTAACAGCATTACCAAACATTGAATCACCTTTTAATTGCTTATCAATTCTTTCATCATCAGGTTTGATTTCGTCATAAACTAAATTTGTCATTCCAGGATATGAGAAAGCTTCAATATATTCTTCAACAGCTTCTGATGGATTATACTTCATTTCATTATGTTCTTTTTCCATATCATAATTACTTTGAGGGAAACTTTCAGGATTCATTTCATATTTTTCTTTTGTACTACTTGTACTATCTTTCAAATAATCAGTCATTTTTTTAGCTAATTCTTTGAAATATGAATCTCCTTCTGATTTATTCTTTCCTAAAACTTTTTCAGTTTTCTTTAATCCTGTTGCTTCTTTTTTACTAATGTTATTTTTTTCAGCAGCGTCTTTTACTTTTTGTTCTAACACCAAACTCTCAATCATATCAATTAATTCTGTTTCAGTTAATCTCAATGAATTTTTACTTTCTTTAACACTTTTTAATGTAAGAGCCAAATTAACTTGTTTTAATAATTTAGAATCAGCTGCAGATAATTTCTTATCTCCTTCAGATTTCTTATGAAGTTCTGCCTTTAAAGATTTTAATTTAGTTACTGGAATTTTATCTCCTTCGGGTACACCTAATTTCTTATGTAATGAACCTTTTTTCATATGTGTCTTCTGAATCCATTTTTCATCAGATTCTTTAGTTTCTTTTTTGTGATTACATTTACAATCAACCATTCCACATTTAGGACATTTTTTACCCTTTGCTTCTTTAACAGGATATTTGTGACCACCAACTTCAAAACTTTTATCGTGATGTTTTTTAGCACTATCTAAAGCTCCTGAGAAAGCATTTCCTTCATCAGTTTCTGCATCTTCCTCTAAACCCTTTGCAAGTCTAACTCTAAATGGCTTACCACCAAATTTATCTTGATATCTTTTGAAAAATCTCTCTCCGTCATTAGGACCAAACCAATTTTGATTTTTACCGTGTTTTGCCATTAATGATTGAAAATCAGGAAATTCTTCCTCATCATAATCTTCTAAAGAATCTGGATTAACTTCTCTATCAGTATCATCAAACCAACCGTGTTCATCATCAAATGAACCAAACATTTTGTTTCTGATTTTATTTTTAATTTTATTATCAGCTAAACCTTTACCAACATATGTTGGTTCTTGTTGTGATAATTCTTCCGCTTCTTCATCTTCGTCTTCATCTCCATCATACTTACCAGGAGTTGATTGAGTATTTCCCTCCTCATCAAAGTAAAACCACTCTTCAATTTCTTTTTTATGTTTTTTTGCTCCTCTTAATTTTTCAAAATCAGCGGCAGTTAATTTACCTTTAGGCTCAGCAACGTCTAATTTCTTTTGATTACCTTTAAGTTCCTCATCAATTTGTTCGGAAACTTGTTTAGATTTTTTCTCTATTTCCTCGGAAAGGATTTTTGAGACCATTTTGTCAATGTTATTTTTGAAGTCGTTCATTGTATTTTTTATTATAAATATCTTTATTTAGTTCTTTTACTTAGTTTATTCATTTCATTCTGTAGAATCTTTTTAATTTCAATCTCACTAATATTCAATTTATTTGAGACGTTCTTAATTGCTTCTTTAACAGATTCATTTTTAGTAATTTTCAGAGCATTTATATCTCCTTGATTACAATATGGAAACTTAGTACATTTCTTTTTAACTTTAACAAATCCTCCTCCAGGTATTTGTGTCTTTCTACTTGGCCCCCAATCTTTTTTCTTAGTTGATTTTGCCCACATTGCAGGTGATTCATAACCACCAACAGAACCTGAACCTGTTGCCTCAGTCGCTTCAATTTTTTCACTCTTCCCTCTTCTAATTAAACTAGGTGTTTCTGAATTACTTTTTGCATTAAATTCTCCAAATAAAGGTTCAGAAAATGCGCCAACTGAACCTGAACCAGTCGCTTCTTTGGTTTCAGATTTACTTTTTTTCTTTAGACCTTGACAATGAGCTTTCTGACTAAAACCTTTTGGATGTGAACAATCTATAGATTTTTTATATTTTTTACTCCATTCTTCATTAGTATTTTCTTCTTTTTCATTTTCATCAACTTCTTTCTTTTCTTTCAGATTTCTAGTATAGTTTGTAAAATCTCCCATAGTTGAAGCATTTAACTTCATTCCCGGTTCGGTATAAGCCTTTGCCAAATCTTTTTTAAATAAGTCTGCGATTTTTCCCATATTATGCGTTCTTTAATCTTGGTTCCCAATAACTTCTATTCATCCACATGAACTGATAGAACTCACGGAACATTCTTAATGTGATGTCTTTAACATCACCTTCCAACTTACCTCTTTTAATTTCTTTTTGAACTCTATCAATAAGTTTATCTTCAAATTGTTTCATAGTGCTGCTACCCATAAAGTTTTTAATTTCTTTACGAACAACTACTTCCATTTCTTTAACTTCTGAACTTGTTAGTGCCATTTTATTTTTTCAATTTAATTTTCCAATACATTCCACCTTGTACTGAAATTCCTTTGTTATTATTTATTCCGGCTCCTAAGTTATATATTTTATCTGTTTTTGTTTTTAACAAAAGTGATGGTCCAAAACAATTAAAGAGTCCTGTGTTATCAACACCTAAATTACCACCAACATAAACTTGATTTCTTAGTTTTTCTTTTAAGATTGTTGTATCTCTAATAATTATTTGATTAACTTTTGCGTTATAACTTCTTCCAAAAATATTATTTTTTTGTATTGTATCTATAATAGAAACATACCCCATCTTATCTTTTAAATTTAAAGTGTCTTTAAATATGTTTTGGGCAAAATAATCTTTCAATATTGCACTTGTATCAACATTTTGAAGGACAGGAACATATATTGTTGTATCATGATATATGTCTTTACCTTTCTTCATAACAGCAAACGATTTTGGAACGTATTGAGTATCTATTACTTTTTTAACAACTTCATATGGTTTTCCACCAACATAAACTGTTTCACCAGGTTTTGGAGATGGTGTACAAGTTCTCATTAATAGTATCACTATTACTAATACCACAATAATAATTGTTTTAAAATCTATTTTATTAATCATTTGTTTCACCTGTTTTTTTCCTACTAGCTAAAATTCTAGACCATTTTGATTTAAATTTCTGATAGTATTGTTGAAGTTTATTTATTAAATCTAAAAAGTCTTCATCAACTTTTAACATATCTCCATTAATATAAGTCCCACTATTTTCACCTATTGTGAATGTAAAATCAATATCTTTATCTATAATTTTACCAGACCAATCAACATTATTTGAATATACATTTAAGGTATTAAAATCAACAAGGTCGGAAACTTCTTCAACAAATTCATCCATAGTTTCTTGGAACGCCAATTTATCATCTGTAGTGATATCTGTGTCAGTTTTATTTTTACCATGAAGGGCTAATATACCACCTGATATTCTATATCTTTGTGTTTTATCTTTAACAGAAGACACTTCTTCTTTATCATCACCATCTTCACGAGCAGTCTCATACTCTTGGTTATCTTGACCAGTATCTTGGTCAATTTTCTTTTCAATATCCATTGCAATGTTTGGTGGAGCTTCATCTGTGGTTTGTTCCATCAACATTCTTGATTTCTTTAAAAGAGTTTTTATCTCATCGTATCTTTCATTGTGCAAGTTGCTCATATTCTATAAATTTTGTAAACATTTCAAAATTGAAGGAAGGATTTAAGTCTGTGTAAGATGTATCAAAATTGCTTTTAGATACTATTCCACCGAATTGGTCTATACCCTCAACCTTGGTATTATGACCTATAAATCTTCTTTCTAAGTTTAGAGATTCAATTAATTCATTACACAATTCAGCAGTTGCTTCAAGTTGACTTGTTGTGTAAGGTTGCCAAAAAAAGAAATCTCTCCACCTTTTTTCGTAAACCTGTTCATTATAAATACTCCCATTCCAGCTAATATGATAGTTGGTAAGTGGTTTCTTTTCCAACCATCCCAAGTTCTCCAAACTGATAATAACAGAATTTCTATTAATGTTCTCTTCAGGGAAATAGTTTGAATAAGAATTATCATCAAGTAACTTCAATACTTTACCTCTTGAGGTTACAACATAATTAGGAATCTTATCATACTTGCCATTATACCTAAATTTAAGGGAGGTCAAGTATTCCTCAACCTCCCTTGATGTATGACATAGGATTATTTGTTTCTTCTTTTTTTGCTTCCCTACGGAGTTAAATTTTCCATATCTTTCAATATTAAGCATCTCTTCTAGCGTAAGTAAGTATTTTTTTCTCAGGTTTTATTTCTTCGGGGACTTCTTGCATCTCAACCAAAGATCCAAATTTTTTCTCGTTGATTTTATTTAACTCATTTTCAAGAATTCTTAATTGTTCTTCACTTGGGTTAAGTTTTTCTTCAACAAATTCGGATTCTTTTTTTCCTGCCTCAGTACTTAATAAATCAATATTAATATCTTTTGGTAATAATTCACTATTCTTTTTATCTTCTTCTTCAAATTTCACCAACATATGTAGGAAAGATAAAGAGATGATTGGTAACATACCTCCAGCAAATAATGCCAAAAATCTTTTATGACCAACAGGATCACCTGAATCAACACCCAAGAAACTAACAATGGGGTCAACCATATCAACCCAGTCTTTAAAGGATTGACTATTCACATCAATATATTGATAAGCAAAAAATATGTTACCAATAAATTGAATTAGAGTTACAATTCCAAATGGGAAATATACTTTTCTACCCATTCTAGCAGAAATAGCAGCCAATGCCGACAATGCAGCAATTTCAATTCCAACTGATAGATATATCGCCCAACTAAATGGGTTAGATATTCCATACCATTTTGTTACGTGCGAAATTGATACGAACGCAACAGTTAATATTGGAACCAAAAAAGAAATATAGATTATCGTTTTAAAGTTTCTTTGAAACCAATTCATCTTATTTTTTATTTAATTTTTTTATTTCCTCTTCAATTTCCGTTTGTCTTCTAACATCCAATAATTTTCTGTCAGTAGCTTGAATCATTCTTTTTTCAGATTCCAAACCAGAAATTTTAAGTTCTCTATCCAACTCTCCTTTTGTATAAGTTGAATCTTTGATTGCAGCAATCTCTTTTTTAATTTTAGATAATTCTCTTGAATCACCACATCCTTTAAAGAACGTTAATAGGGCAATAACCAACACAATAACTGTGAAGTTGTTTTCTATAAATTTTTTCATAATAATAATAGTTTTAATTCACCAAATATAAAAGGTGTATTACATAAATACACCCTTTAAACGATTTTACATATAATCAAACAACGAACTTGTTTCATTTCGCAATTTTCTTAACGCTTTTTCCTTAATCTGTCTCACACGTTCCTTTGTTAAATCAAAGTCATTTCCAATATCTTCAAGGGTTCTTGTTGAACCAGAAAGACCAAAATAATCTTCCACAATAATTCTTTCCCTCTCATCCAATACATCCAACATACATATTAACATATCTTTCAATGTTTGTTCTGTGGTCATATTGGCATCAGCCAAATCAGCATTGGGATTATTCAATATATCCATCAAAGTATCACCATCCTCATTTAAAGGTGAATCCAAATTAACCGTATATGGAAGATTAACAAACTTTTCTGGTAGCTCAACACCAGCATTATCCAATTCCTTCTTGGCCTTATGCAATTCTTGAACCACATTCACGGGCAAACGAATGGTTCTCGCATTCTCATTTAAAGATTGAAGAATGGATTGTCTAACCCACCAAACAGCATAAGATATAAACCTTAATTTCTTTGACCAATCAAAATTTTCAATGGCCTTCATCAACCCATAGTTACCCTCAGCAATCAAGTCAGGAAAATCCAATCCTTGGTTTTGGTATTGCTTACTTACGGTAATCACAAAACGCAAATTACCCTCCAAAATTTCTTTTTTAATGTCCGCCTTTTCATTATCTGTTATGTTATCAGATAACATTCTCTCAGATAATTCTCTCTCCCTCTCAGGAGTCATGACAGTTAGTTTTCTAATGTCTTTTAAATAACTTGCAATTTCTTCTTGGTTGATTGGTATTACTGCTTTTTCTTTCATAATTAAATTTTACTATATGTGTCTAATGTGTCTTTTTCAAATTGAGTTAGAGAATCCATTCCATTATTCGCAATCTTATCCAAGATATAATCCAACGATGGTTTCTTAACCTTTTCTTTAACCTGATTCAAAAGTAATGCCACAAAATCATCATCATCTTCATCATCTTCCATAAAATCAGAATTGTTTTTGATATGACTCATGTTTATATTAATAGATACATCCTCACTCTCATTTTCCAAATCAAATAAATGTTCTTTCAGGTCTTTTGGCATACAAACTGACACATTGTCAGTATATTCCGATAATATAAAACAATCAACAATACCAAATAAACTTCCTTGTACATAATCATGTATCTCTTCCTGACTTACCTCAGATGCAAAGTGAAATATTAACGCTCCATTAGATGATTGGAACTTAAGGTGGGCAGAATCGACAATTGGGGTCAGGGTCAAAGCAATATCCTTACAAATATTCTCATCCTGAAAATCACCTATAATGGTCAATAAAAATTTAGTCATACTTTTTTTAATTTTAATAAATATAGATTAATAAATTATGTTTTCAAAATATACTTTTCCTTTTGCTCCTGAATGTTGTTCATACCACTTTCCTTCTTTGTCCAACCACACATAAGGATTAGTTGGATCTTCAGTCCACCCATATTGATTATAAAAATCAGGTTCCTTCTTTAATAAATTTGCACGATGTGAAGAATGGAATCTTTCATTACCAAACCACTCAGGATAAAATACCGATTCATCGATAACCTCCTTGTTCATCGTATTCTTGAATCCACGTTTAACCCACTCATCAATACTTGCATTCAAGTACATCTTAAGCAATGGTACGTGTTTTCTCCACATTGTGGTTGCTGGATGATTAACCCAACCCTTATAAGGTGTACCATCCAACTTTGGTCTACCAAGTATTGCATTTATAATTTGAAAGGTCTCAACTCTTTGTTTTCCCAAACGCTTGTTGTCAAGGACCCTTAATGATTCAGTTATGTCTGAATATGGTAAGAATGTTTGCATAACACAAAGATATGGATAATTAATTTAATTACAAAATAAAAAACCCCCACTAAAGGGTGGGGGGTTACTTATCTATTAAAATTTAGTATCCAAAAGATTAATTAACTTAGAAATTTTTTCTCTGAAATCTTTTCCAAGAGTTCCATTATTTTTATTCAACATTACAACATCTTGAATTATTTGATAATTTACTGAATCAAAATAATCTTCTTGTAATCCATATTTCATGACAGGAGACTCTTCACCGTTAATGAATGAATTCAAATCTTTTTTACTTGCGGTTGAGAGAAGTGAAAGATAGTCAAATAATCTTTGGGTAAATCTAAAGAAGGTATTATTTGGGCCCCCTTCACTAAAATATTTACCCATTAACTTATTGTCTGATGTAATCTTACCGAATAAAACTCTCAAACTACAAAGTAGAATTAAATGAGATATTTTTTTTCCACCACCTATTAATTCTTCAGGTACTTTGATAAATTTATCTTCCCCGTTGACAACAAATTTTTGTGATAAGGTTTTTCTCAAAGTCATGGTCATAAAATCCATAAACCTTTCATTATCAACATTCAATTCGTCTATTTTATTATCAATAATCAAATCTTGAATTGTTTTTGTTTTTGGTGCCCAATCAACAAAATAATTTCCATTTTTATTTTTTTCAAACATAGATAAACATTTGATAATCGAAAACGCAAATTCTCTTTGTTCTTTACTCTCAATTAATGAATTTTCAACATCAATATTTAACGCAGTCAATAATGGATGTTGTGTCTGAACAAACTTCCTTGATAAAATAACAATATCATTAGTTTGTCCATAAACAGTGTCCTCGGGTTTCGCTTGAGCAACTTGAGAATTTAATTTACCAAATTTCTTTGTTATTTGGTTTTTAGCAATTTCTTCATTGTAGTCAGGATGACCCAATTGAATTGGTTTATCCGTTTTAATATTTCTAAATTTCACGTCAGTGATTTTAGCAATATCGAAAGGAGTACCCATAATTGAATCTTGAAGTCTACTTGGAAGTATTCCGAATTTTACATCAGGTATTGATTTGTTCTGTGCTAATTGTTTTTTTAAAGAATTACATTTAACACTATCTTGAGAGGGAAATTCTAACAAGTATGAATAGTATCTAGCCCAAAAACTAGCGGCATACTTTCCATTTAACTTGAGCTTGCTGAGAACAAAATCTCTCATAATTTCTATTCTCTGTTTACCGTCAACTACTTCGAAGTTTTCACGAGTACCTGGTTTTTTGTATACTACTATTCTACCAACACGTTCACCCATCAAAATATCATTAAGTATTTTTTTCTTTGTTTCAAGTGGGTGTTGGTCTTTAAGTCTTTGGTAATCCACATCAGCATCATACTTGTTATTTTTTCCATAGTTTGAGTGGATTTCTTGATAGGAGTGACTCGATGTACCAGCTTCTTCCAAATAAACCTGATAAATTTCACCTGAGGGTGCTTTGTATAGTGAACTATTTTGTTCTACTAAATTTTTGAAGATTTGTTCTTCTTGTGTGAGTACATTTTCTTGAGTTTGTACGAACTCATCATTTTGATTTTTCATTTTTTTATTTTTTTTGACTACATTATACACTGTATTTATATCCGTTTCCGATATAATAGTGTTTTGTTTTTTTACTTCAGTTTTAAGACCTCAGATGGTAAAACTAATACCGATGGTCTTTTTGTATTCGAATACTTTACAAAGATAGAATTAAAAATTCGTAATGACAAGTTTTTTCAAAATAAAAAACCCCACTTTATGGGTGGGAGTTTTATTATTCTTTGACTTCAAGTCTCTTGACACATATGTCATGATATTCTTTAGAAATTTCACTACCGAGATAAGACCTTTCAGTTTGAATTGCCGCTCGTGCCGTAGTTCCACTACCCATAAAAGGGTCAAAAACTAAATCACCAGGGTTAGTCCAACTAATAATATGGTCTTTAACCAATTGTGTTGGAAATATTGCAGGGTGTTGATAAGCTATTTCATCCTCCTGACCGTTCTTAGATGTTTTAAATGTCCATACATTATATCTCTGACCATACTCTTCAATAATTTTTTTCTTTCTCTCCACCATAGTTCCATCCACCTGTCGAGAAGTATTCTTACCCCAACTACCGACTTGACCACCATAAACATTCTTTCTGTCTTTAATAGAATTAAATGTCTTTGGTTTACCTTTAGATAAAACAAACATGTATTCAAAAATTTGATGGTATCTATTTGAAGATGGGTTTGAAAAATTATTCTTCATGTAAATCATCGTATCATGGATGTTAAACCCAATCTCTTTGAGGTATAATGCTTGTCTGAACGATGTTCCTGTCTCACTTCCTTTCTCCGTTCCGTCTCCGACAACCCATACAACAATCCCTCCTTCTTTAGTTGTTCTATGTAATTCTCTCGCAATTTTTTCAAAATCAAAAGAATATCCATTAAACTCAGTTTTCTTACCTGAGATATGATTATTGTATGTTCTTAAATCATCGTAGGGAGGTGATGTCACAGTTAGGTCAATAGTATTGTCAGGTACTTTAGATAGTGTTATCAGACAGTCCTCATTGTATATTTTATTTATTGGAATCATAAATTTCGTAAAATTTTTGAGCTCTGATTGACTTATTTTTGCCAATAGGTAATTTATCTAATTCGTCTTTTTCAACCTCAATCATATCCACATTTCCATTTTTGAGGTCTCTCAAGTCTAATAATAAGTAATTATCTAAAGAATTCAACTTTTGTTTAAATCCTTCTTCTGTAACACTTCTACCATACCCCACTTCTTTTGATGACGCAAAACTTACTTGATTTGTTATTGAACGAACCTCAACTCTTTTTCCTTTAATATCATTAACGTCAAATGGAGAATTTTCATTTTGTCTTTTTCCATCAACCCAAAATTCACCTACTCTTCCCATAATTCTACCATCATTGAGAAAATCAAATGCTTGATTAATACCCGTAAATCCAAAAGCTTCTGCTAACTTTTTTAAATTAACTTTTTTTGTTTTTATTTTTTTCATATAACAAATGTAACAAAAAATATTTGAAATAAAAAACCCCACTTTAATGGTGGGGTCTAATTAATTCCTAATTCTTTTAGTATGTATGGTTCTATCTCTTCCTTCTTCATCGTGTAAGGTATACGGATAAGTTTGATTCCGTTTTTCTTACAGTATTGGTTTTTTATTTTATCTCTTTTCTTTTGTCTTTCAAATGCCTCTACCCCTCCAAAAGTTGAAACAGGCATGTAATGTTGCTCTCCGTCATATTCAATACAAACATTTAGTTGTGGTAAATAAAAATCAAATGGTAAGGGTAAACATTTTTGACCTTTGAGAGTATTAATACAATCTAAAAATCTTTTTTCCCTTACCTTTTCTATATTATGTTTATTTAATATATCATTTACCAATCTTTCTCCTCTTGATTCACTACAAGAAGGACATCCAGCACCTCCAACATGTTTACTTGGTGTTTGAGAAAATTCTCCGTGTTTGGGACAAATAATTGTCACTTTATCAGACACAGTCTTGAAATCAACCTTAGAATAATCGTATTTATTAGTATGAACTATTTTAGCATCTTTTAAAAAATCTTCGGCTGACTTTCTGTTACCTAATATTAAATTTCCACATTTAGGACATCCTTGACCCTTTAAATGATGGTCAGGTGTTTGAAGAAAATCTCCGTGAATTGGGCAAGTTATAATAACTTTTTGTCTTGCTGTTTCGTAATCAACTTTGGAATAATCATATTTGCCGTCGTGAACAATATTTGCTTGGTCAACAAAAACACTATCAGTTTTTCTATTTATATCCGATAGTCTCTGAAGACCACATTTTTGACAGCCTCGTCCACCCAAAAGTTTGTTTGGTGTTTGGTTAAACTCACCATGTTTCGGGCATACTAAAGTTACATCCGTAGTAGCTCCTTTATAATCCACTTTATCATAATTGTATTTATCTCCATGGATTTGTTTTAATTTTTGAATGAAGTCATCTGTATTACTTTTACCCGTTTTGGATTTTTGCATGTGAGATGTTATATCGTCAAATATTCCGTGTTCTCGAGCCCATTTGGATGCTGCTGAATATTCTTTTTGAAAATCACCTCTCCTTTGGTAGTCTTTAGCAATATCCTTTATCATTTCTGGAGTCCATTTAGTTTGTTTTGCAAATTCATTAATGTACCTCGTATGTTCACGTAATATATGTCTAATCAGTTGTTTCATCTCACAATAAATATCTTTGTAATTAAAAACCCTCACCGTTGGAGGTGAGGGTTATAACACTATTGAATGTATTTTGATAGTTCTGTCCTTAACTTACTAAATTCTTCTTGTGTAATTAAACCTAAATCCAATTTATCTTTGGCTTTCTTTAATTGAGACAAAGCCTCATCAGAAGACATTCCGTCACCTTTAATTTCTTTGGTTTGAATCGCTGGTTCAACATCAAAATATAATTTAGCCAAGGCAATCCCTCCGTTAGTAATGACCCATACTTTGTATCCTTTTTTCAAATTGCCTACAACTTGAATTTTTTTAATTTCAACTTCTCTATTTGCATAATTTGGTAATATTGGTGAAGTACCCGCCAATGGGTCAACCGATTGAACGTATACAAATTGTCTGGCATCTGATGGTAAACCCATCTTAACTTTTCCCCCTACTTTGAATTCTGTTCCGTCTTTAGACACATAACTTTCAAATTGTTTGGTACTTAACTCAGTAGTTAAATCCGAAAACTTTAATTCTTGAGCAAATACTGAAACCGAGGCAATTAAGGCGATTGCGACCATCATGATTTTTTTCATATTGTAGTTGTTTATTTTTTTGTGAATACAAAGATAAGGAACTTATATTAAACTACAAAAAAAAAGTCCCACTATTGTGAGACTTTTGAAATGTTATCGGTTTTTGTAATATGAATTACATTATCTGCGAAATTGGATATAAGTCCATTATGGGAAATTAAAAATATTTTTTCAAAGTAATCTTTTAATTTTTTAAAAAAATCTCCAATCATCTCCATATTGTCGTTAGAAATTTTACCCCACGTCTCGTCATACACCGATATGTTTGGTTTTGGAAGTGAACATACCTTAGCAAGTACCGCTCTGATAGCCAACGCTCCAACCGTCTTCTCATATCCTGAACCAGCGGTCATTGGTTTTTCAATACCTGTTCCGTTGTCAATCATGATGAAGTCAACCTCGTTCTTGTCGTTGATACGAATCTCCAAGTTAAAGAAACAAGAGTCCTGAAGTAGTCTCTGAAGTTCAGAGTTAATCAATGGCATCATTGTCTTCATAATAATTTTGGTTATTCCGTTCTTACCGAAGACATCAAGATATATCTTATAAATCTTCTCACGTTCAAACTCTTCAGCAATCTTAAGGATGGTCTCATTGTTCTTTTCAATACGACCTTCAAGGTTTTCAATCTGATTGGTGTTGGTTGTTTGGATTCTTTCGTACCCTCTCTTCTCACCAATCAATTCATCAATTCTCATATTGGCTTTAACCAACATACCCTCAATCTCGTTGTTCTTCTTAATCTTATCTTGAACCTCTTCGTATCTTTTTAACTTCTCTTCAGACTGTTCCAACTTCAAGTTATTGGATTCAAGGGACAACTCATATTTTTCTTTGATAAGTTTGTTTCTTTCATATTCATCAAAATCTTTCTTTAGTTGAGTGAACGATTGTTCCTTCTTCTCAAGTTTGGCTTGTTCTTTCTCAAGGTCTTTAACTTTCTTCTCCCAATCTTTTAACTCATCGATTTTTTTCTTTGTTAACGCAGCTTCCATCAACTTGATTCCGCAGTGTTCACATTGAACACCATCACCATACTTCTTGATGAGTTCTTTGATGTCCTCCACTTGTTTCTGTGCAAGGATTAACTCACCAGCAACTCGTTTCAATTCACCCTTAACCTCATCGTGTTGGTCCTCGTGGTAATATTCCTTTGGTTCAACAATCTTAATCTGTTTGATTTGTTCTTTGATTCTATCCCCACCACTTTCAAGGTCACTGATGTCAGACTGAAGTCTAATAGGATTTAACACAATCAACTCTTGGTCCAAATCGGTATGCTTTGACTTTAACAAATCATCCTTATACTCCTGACCTTTCTGAAGTCTTTTGTCTACATCTATAATCTTTGTTGCTGAGTCTTCAATCTCATTTTCAAGTCTTGTTATCTCATCCTTGTTGTTATCATTGTCTTGTTTCAATGACTCCGTGTTGTATACATTTGACATCATTCCTTTTGAGAACTCAGAGAAGATTTCTTTACCAGTCTCTTCCTTCTTCTTCAAGAACTCAAGACCCAAGAATCTACTTAACACCTGACCACGAGCTGTTGGTTTTGCCTCCAACAAGTCTTCAAGGTTTGATGCTGTCGTCACAATGGTCATTAGGAAGTCATCCATGTCTCCGATAGATGTCTTGATAAAGTTCTCAGTCTCACGTCTTTGCTCCCCTGTAAAGTTCTGTAATTGACCGTCAGCTAACTTCTTGAAGAAGTCCAAGTCAGTCTTAACATTCCATTCACCAGCTTTAGATTTTTTTCTTTCAATCTTGCGAGCAATGATATACTCCTCACCATCAATGATGATGTCACCTTTGACACTGACCACATTCTTATCTGTGAATCGGTTGAAGATTTCTTCTGCCTTCTGTGTCTTGGTTGTTGTATTAAAGAATAAGAATAATAACAAGTCCACGGTCAATACCGTCTTACCACCAAAATTTGGTGGATCTGATTCAACAACTGTAATACCATTACACTTATCAAAATCAATCACTTGGTCTTCACCATAAGATAAGAAGTTACTGAATTCAATCTTCTTGATGTACCATCTCTTGAATGGAGTTACATCAACCTCATTGGCCATCATCCTGTTCTCAACCGCAAGGTCAATGTTCATGACTTGGTCATAATATTGTTCTTGTTGTTTAGTTTCAAGAAGAGACCTAATCAGTTCATTCTGATAGTTCTTATCCATGATATTAACTGCAACATCAATAGTCTGTTGGGTTTCATCAGTTGTCTTTACCTTGGTTATAACATTAATGTTTGATGAAACATACTTCTTCATAAAGTATTGTTTAACAGACTTAATTCTTTCT